TTATTCATTTTCTGTTTCATGTAATGTACTTTTTATGCCGTCACCAATTTGGAACATAGGATTATCCATATTCGGGCAATTAGCATTTTTTAAAGCAATAAGTTCCTCCGCCTCTGTTTCAGCTAGATACTGTGCAAACACTTTAGCTATATCAATAAAGCGCCTATTCCTTTGGAAATCTACTGTATTTAGTGATCTTTGATAGAGACCCGCTATTCTATCAGCTGTAGCTTGGTCTGCAATCGGCGTATCAATTGCTACCAATGCTAGGTAATACGGGTTCGTTTTCAAGTAATTTAAATAATAATACCCGCTTGGTCCCAACATAATAAAGTCTTCACCATTTATGGTAGAGATGGTTCCCTTTAAATTTATTAACGCTCCCTCTTTCTGTAAAAACAAGCATATATCCATAAACGAATCTATATCTTTAACCGTATATTTGAAACATTCATTATACATATCCTTTAATTTAAAAAAACCTTTAGGTAGGTTGCCTATAGTAAGATTCATATTAGACTGAGCATAATGAAAAATTCTGAGATAAGTAAAATGAGAAAAAAAGCCATCGTTGTTAATTCTAAATATATTTAACAACTTAGAATTGTCACTTGAATAATGAACACGATTGTCTAATGCAAGTCCTCTTAACAACTCTTCATATTTCACCCTTCTATCGCTCGTTGAATTAATAGAGGAACTTCCTGCAGCCGTCAATAAAGAATCGTAGTTAACATTTGGAGATGACACAATTCTCTTAAATAGTTTCAAAGATTCCCGCACATCTCGATTGGAAATCATCTCGAGTAACAAAGCATTATCATTGTTACCTAAAAAAGTTTGGGTTAACACTTCAATAATATCAAGCTTCTTTACAGTGACAGACATGCCGTTCGAAGTTCTTATATCAAATAAAACATCATCGATCTCGAATTCCCCTTTTGCTGCCTTGAGCCTTTTCGCTAAAACATTAAGAACTTTAGGGGCAGGGATATGGAATACGTCACAATCTGAAAAGTTAAAACTCTTATCATTCTCATGTTCATAGTAAACTTCCTCTCTAAGAGAGAGAATCACAGTAGTCCTTAGGCGTTCTTTCAATGCATTACCATGTAAGAATATTTTCTCTTGAAGTGACGCATCTAATTGGTCAACATTGTCATAAACCACACATGTTGATAACCCCTTTATGTTCTGGACATATTCAAAAATCCTCTTCACATATTGTTCTTTATTTTTGATAATGTCCATTATTATGTTGTACTGTTCCTTTTCTCTTTCATCATCTTTTAGGAACGCAAGTGCTGCATTATGTTTTTTTAAGTCACTTGCAAAAACACTACGTAAAACACTTTTGTCTTCGAACACACCCAATACTTCACTATATTTTTCATATAGCTCGTCTACGATTTTATCATAAACATACTTATCTAAATTAGTATCATGGGCACACTCTTTACAGTCTAGATAAATCCACACTGTATTAACTCGATCCTCTTCAGATAGAATAAAATTGAAAAATCTATGAATGAAAGTCGTTTTCCCTCCACCAGCCCCGCCAATTAACAAGAACATTTTTGATCTATTCCGCGATTCAGAAAATCGACCATCAAATACATCAGCACTTTTTTTCTTTGTTCTTATATCGGTTATCTCGGAAGTAACAGCCGTTTCTTCAAGAACCCTGTCATCTGATACGATATCTTCAACAACTTTACTGAGTCTCGGGGCACGGTCTCTTAAAACATATTCAATATTTTTTTCATACTGATGCGCACCCTCATAGTCACAATAACACTTCTGCAGAAGCTCATAATCGTTTATTATCTCTGCAAAATATTTGTCATGTATCGATCCTAAAAAGGAAGCTAACTGATTATTTTGTAGAACATCAGCTGGCATGTCCTGCTTCTGCAATATTTTAGTTGAAAATGATGGCCTGGGTCTAAGAATTTGATTCTCTTCAATTTTTAATAGCCCTGTTAACTTATCTTCAATTTTAGATGTAGGAGAAAACAAGTTATAAAAGCTGATAAAGTCATCTCCGATCTTTTCATGACTTTGAAAAAGATATGTATCAGGAGCAGCTTTGTGGAAGTGATGTACGTATGTAACTGCAAGTTGCACTCCGTTAAGAGCTACCACAACATTAATTCCTTTTGGAACTGCGTAGTTCACCCCTTGCCTTATAGCCTCATAAAGTTCAGAATATTTCGTTTTTAAAGTTTTCGCTTTAACGACTCTACTAACCGGCATTTGAAAAGTAACATATTCTCTTTTAGCTTCTAGAACAAATTTGTTGTCATTTTGTGAAAATATATAGTCATAGTATCCAATACTATTAAGGTGTCCCTCTCGGTCGATTTGCTTTTCTCCCCAACCTAGCACCTCTTTAAACAACGGATCAATTATTTTATTTCTTGTTTCGGTCTCATTTAAATCATTATCAATAAATTCATTTGATTGTTCTTTCCACTGCACAAACCTTTCAAATGTAGCACTATAAGTTAAGTCCATTTTAGAAATCATACCCATCTCCTACAAAAAAAGGATTTTACATGCATTATACATGTAAAATCCTTTTTTTTAAACTACCTTATTTAACAGTTCCCACGATTGATGCATTGCTCTTTCATAAGGCTTAAGGAATGGTTTCTTCTTTATTAACAAGTTCGAAAGATAATCAATATCTTTAGTGCGTCCTTCTTTGCTCAAATACTTCAGGGATGCACATATCTCAAGCCAAAAAATATTAGGACAGTCAAACGGTTTACCCGCTATAACTCCTTTTAGGAAATCTAATCTAGGTAGCACATACTCGTGAATTTTCACATAAGAGCAGTCCTCTTCAAAATCTTCACGATTCTTCTCGAAATACCTTAACGCAGAAGCGAGTGACCGGGAGTAAGGACCACGTTTATGCCAAAAGAAACTCAAATCACCCAAATGGATACCTGCATCTTCAACGAGATAACCGATTTTTTGTGCAATAATCCGATCCTCGTAATTGTCAGCACTAGGTAACTTTCCGAGTAAATGTTCATGAACTTTTGAATATGCAACTAGGTTCTTATTGTCCATAATCACACTCTCCGCACTAAGTTATACTTAAATATTATCACCATATTACAACCGATTCAAACCAATCGTATTATTATATAATATTCCAAGGTGTTTTGACAATGAAAAAAATGTAATTTCTTTTTACCATCATATTCATTGAGTAAACATTCAGTACACTTTTGAAAAGTAATTGTTACAATATTTATACGTTGAATACCATTATAAGTTAAGATTTTTTTTACAACACTCGAGCGGGTCACTGTACAGAGTTGAGTTAATTATAGTGCGACTGGGTTTATATGTAAACAACCACTTTATCTCACCCCTTAAACTGTCAATATTCGGTCCAATAACTTAAATCACTTGGTCGCGACGGCGGAGGTACCTTGGGAAGCTTAGGCTTTTCCGATTCTCGTTCCCAGCCTTCCAGGATAACAAGATTGCTGGTGTCAGATTTATCTTCCCAATTTATGTACTCCGCTTTAATTAGACCATCAAGAGCAGCCATAACATCCAGCTCACCCTTACCCGTCTTAACCGTAAGTTCATGAATCGTCGGTAATCGTCTGCGGCCGCTACTGTAATTAAACAAGATCCTTAGTACTTTCCGTTCGTAATCAGTCAACATGTTTATGCCCCCTGTGCTGTCGTCATGATCGGATGACATGCAAGTAAACCGGATTCCTTAAATGTCCGTGGCTGCCCCGACAATAGATCATCAGCTTTAATCATTCCCGACCGTATGCTCTTGACCTGGATACGGCGTTTCGTGATTTTTCCGCTTTGGTCCTCGTAAATGATCTCCATTAACCAACCCAAGTATTTCACTGGCATGTTCATCCCTCCAATAATAAGAACGTATGTTTTCTTTTTTTATTATTATATGCGAATATACGTTCGTTATTCAATAACTAAAAAAAGGAACAACAGGATTACCCCTGCTGCTCCTTTTCGTAATTAATCAATTGAGATATATCGTTAAGTTCTAATGCTTCCATTATCTTGTTCAGGTTGTCAGGCGACCAAGCCTTGGACTTGTTCTCGGCCATATCAGCAATCGTATTCCAACGAATGCCCGTCTTTTTACTCAGTTGCCGTGTATTCAAGCCACGTTCGTCAATGAGTTCAGCCAGCTTCAACTTCAACATTTATAGTCTCACCTCAAATTAAATATATATTATTGCGATGCATAATTCAACTATATTCGTTTACTTTCAACGATATTCGTTGTATAATTATATATGTAAGGAGGTGAACAACAGCAATGAAAACGTTAGATTGGGTCTTGCTCCTAACAGCGATCGCAAACATGACGACGGCCATCGTCAATATGCTAAGCACCGCCGCTAAGAGCAAGAAAAAGAAAAAAGGAACCAAACGCCGCGGACCACGCAAACGTTAAAAGTTCCCGAGTAGGCGGCTAACACAGCGCCTGCTCATCCCAATCTTAACACAGATGTAAAATAAAATGAAACTGGAGGTATGCAAAATGGATATCGCAATCTGGATTATTGCTATAGGTGGATTCGTTATCTCAGTAGCTGCTTTAATACTGTCGATCAGAAACTTCAAAAAGTAATAGAAGGGTTGGGATTGGGGATGCAAATACCTTGGAAGTATAACAGTGCAGGAGACATCACATACATTTATGTGACTGGGGCAGATAAATACTATCAAGCGGTCTGGATCTTCAAACGATTACTGGACCGCAAAACTGCAGCTGAGCTGCGGACAAACATGCACCGGGTTGTCTGATAAAACTATATATGTAAACAAAAAAAAGACACTGCCAGCATTACGCCAGCAGTGTCTTTTACCAAGGATATATCTCTTAAATATGATCATTAAAATTCTTTCCACTATCCTCAACCTTCTGCTCCAGCATACGAATTTCTTTCCTTAATGCTGATATTTCTTCTCTTAATCCAGACCTTTTTATAGCAAATGAAAATACAAGATATAGCACAAAACCAATAATAGCAAAGATGAGAAGTATCCCTATAATCCCTCCAACTCCAACAACTCCAGCAGATCCATCCATAAGATAATTATCTCACCCTTTCCTATTTTTTCTAAAAATCTATTTACAATTATACCATATTAAAGCATAATATCTATATACTCAAAAAAGGGAGGATTTTACTTTTATGAAAAAATTGTTATCTTCATTTCTTTGTTTGGTATTTATTTCAACTTTAGTGTCTAGTGCTATCTTTGCGGATAATAGTAGTTCTTATTATGATGGTTATGAAATTTTGAGCACTACTGAAGGACAAATTGAATTGGACAATGGGCTTGATGGTACATACACTAGAGTTGAAATCAAAGGAACTGCCGAAGATTTGGAACAGTTAATTTCCAAATTGAATAATGAAGGGCACTCAATTATGAAGAAGCCTGAAATCAATGAAGATGAGGTTACTCCTATGTTGGGGTTTGGTGAAGGGCAATGGAGAGGCACGTTGTGTGATAGAAGTTTTGAGGATCTCTGGATGTGTAATTATCCAATAATTAATTTTTCTTGGAGACTAGGTGGGTTGACAGGTGCTGCAATTAATGGAAATGTAACTTCTCAAATCACAGGACCAGCAAAAGTGTATACTAATATGAAAACTACGCCTAGAGCTCGAGTTATCGGTTACGGTCTCACTGGCAGAGATAGTTTTGTAATCGGAACTTATGATTTTAAATCAACGAACAATGGTACTCTTGTTTCTTGGGACTTTGATGAAATCGCTGCCGGAGTATTTGTCTATGTTGAGTTGTTTGGTGGAGCGGATTATTCTTTTAATGAATATGGAATTGCAAGATCAAAAACTATTTGGGCTCCTCTAGTTAAGCAATAAGTTTCAATACAAAAAAAGCCTGCCCAACATTTGGGCAGGCTTTAAGTATGTTAAGACTTACTATTTTTCTTCTGCTTCAATCTTTTTCAACCGATCATCCAGATCAGAAACATTGCCGTTGATTCCCGCAATCAGCTTCAGGATATTTTTCCTTAGCCTGTTCGTAACGATCCCGGATTCCTCTCGTGTGATCATCGCTCCAGGACGGGTACCATCATAGTATCCATTTGCCGTAACCTCTGCCCATGCCGCTTCTGCCCATGGGCTCACAACGTTAATATCCCTTTGTGACACTGGCTTGTCCTCCTTAACGGGCGTCTGCCCATAGTAGTTATTTAGGTATTGTGTCGGCTCCACAACGCCCGCTTCTGTGGCTGTATAACCAAACTGAGGTGTGCAAGCTTTACGCACTTCATAATGCAAATGAGCTCCACTGCTGATGCCGGTACTGCCTTGCTTACCGATCAGTTGGCCACGTTTGACTTGTTGGCCAACTTTTACGCCTGCAGCTGATAGATGAGCGTATACGTGCAGGTAACCCTTGTCATCTTTTATGGCCACAACAATTCCATAATTGCCAAAGCCGGATCCGGACACACCCATTTTGGCGTGAATGACCTCGCCAGCTACAAAAGCATAAATGGGTCCGTCTGCAGGTGTGACAACAAGATCCACACCCCTATGAAACTTATTGATGCCACTCACTGGATGCTTCCGCATACCATATGGGCTTGTGAGCCGGTACCCTTCAAATGGATTACTCATCTCTTTCTCCTTCCCATATCGTGCCTTCAGATCTGATAGGCTGCCGTTGAATTCATTCAGATCCACGTTACCTGTAATGCCTGGAACTTTCCCTGCATCGCTATACTGCCAGATCGTCCAGTTCTTCCACGCAGGCTGATCATCCGGAACACGAGTATTACTGTAACGTGCAATCCATAAGTCATAACCAGACAATCCGTCATCAAAGTTACCAGCAAATGAATTGCCCGTGTAAATGATCGGTTTGACACCTGTCAGCCGTTCCAGCTCCGTCAGAAATGCTTTGGCCACAATGTTGATCTGTGCCTTGCTGATCCCACTCGGGTTATTCTCATAGTCCATCACAGGCGGGAGCTGCAGGGCTTTTGCCCCGCCAATCTCCTCGAGGGATTTTGCATAATGAACTGCTTCCGCTTTAGCTACTTCTGCCGACGTGGCCCGCAAGAAATGATACGTACCTACCAACAACCCAGCCGATAACGCTCCCTTGACGTTGGTCGTGAAATTCGGATCAGTGTATGTCTGGCCTTCCGTAGCTTTTATGAACACAAATTCCCGCTTGTCCGCTTTCACCTGCAGCCAATCAATTTTGCCTTGGTAACGGGAAACATCGATTCCTTGAACATTGTTCTCCTTACGCGCTTGCACCTGTACCAGCTCCTTTGTCGTTGTCATTGCCACCTTTACCCTTCAGCACTTCGATTGCCTGCTTGATTACTGACGGGATAGGTGCACCCATTTTCCCGCCATTTTCAGTGATGGATAACAGCTCATTCGCGATATAAAAGAATGCCACCGTATCCCTGAATAAGTGGCCATCACCCAGGATTCCATCCACCAAGTGGCCCACCGCAACCATAGCGAAAATAAAAACTTTACGAGCAATTCCAAACATCCCGATTTTGCTTCTAAGCTCCCCCGACATCCAACCTGCAGCAACCCCAGTTAAATAATCAAAAATCACAAACACCAATAACACTCCAAGCACAGCAGACCAACCCCCAAATAAATAAGACACCGACCAACTACCCACAGCCAAAGCCCATTTCCCCACGTTCTCCAACTTCCTATCCCCCATCTATCTAATATGAAAAGCCCCCTGACCACTCCAGAGGGCATAAAAATAGCGCACCACTTGGGTGCGCTTGTTAAGCAGATGTTGTACCGTTGACGACTTCCGTCACGACTACTTTTAAGTTAAACAATGCCGGCACCTGATCGACCTTATACACTCCTGTCATCACAAGACCGACCCACACTTTCACCAAACCGCTATCTTTAGTGTATGTCATAATTATTCACCTCCTCCCATGACTGCTGCTAGAACCAGACTCAATTCAGCCACGGCTTGCTTTACTTCGGTGTTCTCTTCCTGTAAACGGTCGTTATCTGCGGACAAGGCGGCAATCTGAGACGTGAACGATACCATAGGCGGTTGTGGTTCTTCGTCGCCTTTGGGTGGATAGTCAAAGAGCGGTTCCAACGTTTCCAGATCAACGCGAGCAATCATACCGCCCTCGGCACGATCCAGCATATAGGCTCCATGTTCAAGTTGGATCATGCCGACACTTTCAGGCACTTTGTCGGCCAAAGCCCGGTACAATTTAAAGTCCTGTTCCCTCGTGGTTTCGACAACGACCCCAGCGCTTTCAGGTGTAATGACGATTACGTTCCCGGATTGCAAGTCGTAGTAAACCTTCATCCCGATTTTCATTTTCGCTTGTCTCCCCTATCTCTATATATTCACCGTTCCAAAAGCTTCCCAATAATAATTTGTTCCCCCATAAAATACAGGCAATATAAACCACCCTACGCCAACACTTGGCTTCGGGGTGGCTGGAGGCGAAGTCGTTGAATATTCGTACGTTCGTATATTACGCGCATAGTTACTTGTTCCGACTGAAGTTGTTAGATTATGATTAGCTCCATCTGATGTAGGTGTACGGCCTCTGCTTCTGATGCTGTAAGTGACCATCCATACACCCTGAATGTCTGTTGGACTGTAATATAAGATTATCCTTTCAGGTTTGAAATCTAATCCGTTAACAGTAAGCAGATTGTATACGTTGGATACGGACTCCCCTTTATCATCCGAAACAGTAGTAAGAACAGTTCCTGAAGTGGCAACACCTGTAGCGTATTTAATTCCGCTCGGCCCATCGATCAAGTAATTATCCAATAAATAATTATCAATTAAAGGCATTTACTGCACCACCTTTTCTAAGATAAACGCTACTCTACCAACTGATCCGGATACGTGACGGAAGCTAAGACCCGTGCTCTTTTCAATAAAATACTGCATCTTATTCAAAAGAAGAGTATCATAGCCAGAAAGTTCTTTTTGTATCAAACTCCATGGAGCACTAACTCCTAAAGTAGAAACAGTACTATTTGGATTTACGACAATGATCGATCTCAAGATCATGTCAGAGTCTCGCGTAATAGATTGAGTTGCTCCGCCGGAAGTAGGCGTTCCCGCTACTACCAAGTAAGGATATTCGGAAGCTATATAATCATCTTCGTACCCAGACATAACAAAGGTACATAGCGCTCCTGCGGCTCTTATTGTTACATATTCTCCTGGAAGTAAAGGAATATCCAAGTCGGCAAATAACAAAGTGCTATTTGCCTTTAAAGTATGACCGATGATAAATGATATTGAACCGATGTATACCGAAACTTGCGCATCAGTGTTGTTGTTATTCGCGATAGTCAACGACTTAACAACAGCATATTTATCAGACGAAACTTTGTACATATCTGTATTAGTATTAATCATGGGAGCTGCCCATCCAAGCTTTTTATTTACCTTTGGCATAATTACATAGGCCCCCAAACGTTTCTTCTATTTTGTTGAATCAAGGCTTGAAGTGCTTCGCTTAATGATCTTTCAACAACAGATAAGGATGAAGCACCTTGCTGTACAATGTCATTTAAGTCAGCAAGTAATGCCTTTTCGTTTTCGGCAATTGATCCGACGAATGACGCAATTGGGAACGTATCCAACATTAGGTATGTGACACTGTAGGATTTAGACTTATCCAATACACCGACAAATTGCGCTACTCCTCCGCCATTTGCGTTCGCAATATTCGACAACATTTTCCATCTAAAGTCTCGTAATCTGTCAACATACACTCCTAAAATCTTATTTGTTTTGTTTGTTAGATTCCCTTTTGGATCGGGAGAATTATCATTTATGTTGTTAATACCAGCCCCGTAAGTGTACGGAATAACCGTTTCTCGTAACACGATCCCCGTTCCTACTTCAACTTGATTATTGCCTTCGATTAACGTCAATTGTCCCTCGGATGTGATCGGTTCGACAGTTGGCGTTGCAAGTTGATATACGAGTTGGTATGGCGTCCATTCAGAATATGAATTAATCGGGACTGTTGGGACAGCTGGAGTTGTAGGGCCGTAAATGTTAAACCATTGCTTAGTTCCACTCGTATACGGCGTTGTTCTATCTGGTGCTTGATACATTCTCCATCCCATGAAATACGCCTTAATCTCGTCGGCTGTCGGTGTGTATGCATCTCCCCATCCGCTGTCAGCGTTGGGCACGCCTACATATAAAATATTGTTTACATTGTCAATGTAACAACTATCAGGTTGTAACGGAGCTTGTGCCGACACCTTGCCGTCATACTTTACAAGCCAAGCAGCACTTGAAGATGAATTTGGAGAAAATGAAAGAATTCTGACGGTCTTGGACCCTGTTGGATTTTGGTAAGTAGTCCAAGGATGATTACCATCCAATACAACCTTACGCCACTTCTTCAACTTGAAATATTGTCCGTCCTTCTCGAACACTTGGTCAGCATTCGCCCCTGTCACTGGATCAGCGTATAGATCCGTTTGCAATGCGAGTATAACGTCTTCACGCGGCTTGAACGGTTTGGTTGTGTTGCCGATATTGAGCATTGGGTTTTTAAAGGTGAATGTACCTACTACCCCGGTCGTTGAGTTATAGTTTCCGAAAAACACATATGCAACGGAATTTTGTCCTACGTTGAAAGTAACCTCTTTTGCGTTAGTCCACGGAACAACTTGATTATCCCCGTTCCCTGTTGTTACCGCTATATATCCGTCATGATCACAAGTTAACGTGTAGTTACTGTTAGGTGCTACAGGAATTTGAAAACGGATATAATGTCCATCGGTACTATTGGCTTTTTGTATAGCAGTATAAGGCTTCTCAAAGTTCCACGGAGATACGGTAATACCTGCAGAGGATTCATATTCATAGAACGGAGGCAACAAGTTTTCTCCGTATCGAATCGCATACGGATTTCGCACAGGCTGCACGCTATCAACGTAAGGATATTTAGCGGCTACCTGTTGCGGCGTCATACTATCGAGTGCAGCATATTCAGCAGCGGTAATTTCATAGAATCTCACCGCGTCAAAATAAGCATATTGACTCGTAGCACTGCTATTGGTTTGTATAATTACCGAGGCAACAACATCCGCAGTAGGCGCATACGCCCTCCACAAAGGTACGAATTGAGTAGCATCGGTAGTAGTATTGATACCTTTAGTTGCTGTTAAACCGTTGCTATAAAATGATGCGTTCGTCGCATTTCCGTTTTTAGCATCTACTATAGCAAGGTAGAACTTATTAGCTTTGGCATTGATCGTATTTACAGCTGTCGCCGTGGCAAAAGAACCCGAGGTAACCGTTAACTTGATTCCGTTCATACCCTCGGTTTTATTTGTATTGTCTGTAGCTGCTGACCCTTGAAACAATAACCACCTAGCGATACTCTCACAATTACCATCACGCCCCAGCAAGTTAACCAGCGTACGTCCCGTAAGTCCGGTCAACGCGAAAGGAGCATCTTGATCCGCTTGAATTACTTGTAAGCCTGGCTGCAAAGTTATCTTAGTCCGCTGGGGAATATCTAACCTGCTGTTCACGTATTCTTTAACAGCGTCAGCTTTTGTTTGTGCTCCGGTTTTAGTTTCACCATCAACACGTACAAACTTTGCATCAGCACCCGTCATCAGGCCGCTGGCGCCTCCTGTAACAGCTTCTTTAATATCAATATCCTTTATTTTCTTCAAGATCTCTTCCATGCTAATATTTACACGATGATCGGTAGTAGAAATGACACCACTTGTGTCAGTTGCCACATAAAAGATCGTTAATCCCTTCTTGGCCGTTGCTTGAGAAGTCGTTTTTTTGACAGCTCCGTCGATGTCCACATACAAGTATTGTCCTTGCGTTGGATTCAGTGTCATTTCACCTGCAGCTACCTGGTACCGGCGACCGTTTACATAAGCTATCCCGGCAGTCCATGTCGCTTTAAGACCTTGGGCGCTACATAGCAGACCCATAGTCCCATCAATAGGAACAACAAAGTTACCGCCCAGCTCTTTGGCTAATTGTTCGACCAATGTATGAGCTGCTTCAATGCCACCTTCCATAGTGTTGAGGCGGCTTGAAGTGATTCGGGTACCGGATTGCACCAGTTCAAAAAGAGGTCTGCCCGTTTGTGGATCTGTCTTCTGTTTTCCTGAAGCATCATAAATGGGCTTTGTCATGTCGGGGATCTCGTCCAACCACGTTTGCTTGTTATACAATTGCTTTCACCTCCAGCTTAATCAAAAATTCGAATCCAATCAGAAAGCCCCGATCATTCTTTACAACATTCAACGCCTGGTTAGCAAGCGTCCGACCTTGATTATCCATGAGCGAAGCACCAAGGATCTGTTTTCCGATAACTTCGGTATCTTTCAAGAACACGTACTTGCGGATCGATCTTCCGGAGATGACGGTATTGTGGATCGGATATTTCACCAGTTCACCACTCACGTTTACCAGGGCATGGTCAAAATGTGAGTCCGCATCCGTAACCGCATAATCAAGCATCAACGGTTGAATAATATCTGCCATTATGGCGTCCCTCCTTGCATGGGTATTTCTAATCCTGTAATTGGACTGTCAATCCGGGCGTATGATGTCACTGCGCCCACCGTGACGTTTTGAGTAGCCAATACGCCACTCGTCCCCAATTCTAGTGGCATTTCGAACCCGCAGATCGGAAAATCTACGGAGTGTGAAAAAACTTTCCCGCCAAATGTGATGACTGGTGTCGTTGTTTTGGCCACCGGTACTGCACGATTAATATGAACGGGGCGAATGTACTAAAAATCATAAAATAGCCCCGCCATGTTGATTGGGGAGCTGCTGTCGTATTCAAAGTGAATCTCTTTGGCGAGGAATTCCTCACGCACCTGCAGTAACTTACCATACTGCGAACCGATCTGTCGGAGAATGGGCAGTTTGAATGGTTTCTTAGCAAGGCGTTTCCTTCGTATCGCTTCTCGTCGTTGATCGATTGTGCCGATCTGCTCCGTCCGGAAATAAATCCACTCCGAAAGATCAAGGCCCCAAGTTGCTCGCTGAAGAAGAAACTGGTCCACTAATTCATCCATCTTCTTCTCACGTAGATCGATCTCTTCTTCCATTACGCCAAAGTGCCAGCCTGCTACTTCGTTTTCATACCAATACGGCGGTAAAACTTCCCGGTACCGAACTGGAATCATAGCAGCACCACCTCAACCTGCAGGAACGATACAGGTGGAACATCAATGTCCTGAACATCATCATTAAGGGTAAAGTCACTGTAGTTCTCCACGCCGGGCACGAGCAAAAGAGCTGCAATATAGTTGTATAACAGCTTGCTGCGACCGTTAGCATATGCGATTACCCGCTGACGGATCAGTTCGACCAATTGCTGCAGGTCTTCCGAAGTTTCCAATTTAGCTTTAACAGAGACCAGGAAGATCGGAGCAGGATACACGGCCAGATCGTGACCAGCTATACGGTATTCCTCCCACATCAACGCTTTGACTTTCTCCGCAAACTCGGCTGTAATTGGTTGTCCGGCCATGTCTGTCAGATACAGATCAATAGAATTATCATGACGTTCCTTTTCCACGGCCACTGCACCGCCCACGCCCTGGATCTCTTTGGCCCAAATTTCATAATCTTTACGGCGGCCGTTGCCTTCTTCAACAAAAGCTCGATCAAGAATCCGCAGGCGGTAATCATCGTTGGATTCACCATCTTTCCGGACCATACCATCTGCCCAACCATGTGCGTCCAAGAATTCGTCATCGGCCCAAATCGGTGTTGACTGCAGCACGCCATAGCCCCACAATTCTTGTTGTTCAGCCAGCTCCTGGGCAATGGGATACCAAAGATCATAAAAGTATTCACCCTCGCCCACAGGAGGCGGTGGCAGCCCTCTTTCGTTGGCCATCGTAATTGCCCGGTTAACCCATCGTTGATAAATCATGTCCGGGGTTTCTTCAAGCACAGGTACAACAGGGAATTTAGGCAAATCATTAATCGTTAAGCTCATGTATCGATCACCTCATTCAATTCAGCCACGCCTACAAGACCCGTAATTTGGATGGTCAAATCCATGCCCCGATCAACACGCGTCATTGACGTAACCTCGGCTTGCTCAATCTCCTGGTGAGCCGTTAACGCTTCTTCAATATCTCGGATGATTTCAGTGTCCTCCCAGCCCGGCCACTCCGATTTTTCAACGCCAATGTCAGCACCATATACAACATATTGGAATCTCTCGGTGCAAAGGATCTTCATGGCGGTTTCAACAAGAAATTCCTCATAACTGGTTGTCCGGACTGGACGCCCTGATTCATCCAGGACAGCCCTGCGGTTGCGGTAATCCATCTTGTATGTCCATTTGGTTGCAGAAGGAATGTTGTCCACCAGATCGGTAACGTCCACTTCTTCTAGTTCCATTTCAGGAAATAACGTTTCGTCCTCATCCATACGTTACCGCTCCTTCCCCAATACGTAATAGCGTTGGCCTGTCATACGCGATACCAGGAGTCGATCACCCACCTGCAGGGGGCTTGGAATGATCATTTTGCCTTTTAATACTGAAGGTGCTGGTTCCAATACATCAAAGGTGACTTCAATTTCCTGTTCCTGCAGGTAATCCGCAAAGACAAGGCTGCTCGACTCATAAGGATACGGATCGCCATCCACCTCGATTTTGGCATTCGGCCAGCTCAGCAGGGTAGCGCGTTCGGTATCCCGAGCATCGATGTGACCCGCTACCTTCTGTTTTAAAAGATTCATTGCATCACCCATCATTACGCTTCCCTCCGCTCCAAAACCATCTTGACTGTAAATATGCCGTTGCTCCAGCTTGTATCTACGCTTTCCACAATCCATTTGGTGACAACAGTTGTCTTGATCAGCACGAGCCAGCCAGCCCGTAATCCAGCCAATGTATGGTCCTCATGACGTACGGTGATCTTCTTGATCTGCTTGGGCTTTGACATGCCCTTCAACCGTTGCGTCGCCACTGTCGTCGGGTTCTCGTCTTCTTCCACTTCGATGATCTCTTCCATGCGACCGAATGTCTTCAATGCACTGGCATCCGTTTTAGTGACTGATGCTGATAGTTTGTCATCCTTGTACTTCTGGGCGGTGACAACGGTGTAAGTGTCCTCAATGTTGTATCCTGCGCTGCTGGCTTCCATTTGTTCAGGCACAAAAATAGGCACCTTTTCATTGGTGCCTTCCCTCACAACCTGCAGGTAAAAATGTTTTTCCGTACGGATAGCATCCACATGGTACCTGTAGCCGCTACGCTCATATGCCTTTTGCAACACATCCAATATGACCTCTGAATGCGCCATCGTCCCATATCGTTCATCCAGGGTAAAGCCAAGTTTTGGGCAACGGAAGTCAACACCAGTCGTCTGAATGTACTTCTGCAACTCAGCCCCTGCTTCACCTTTCAAATACGGCCGAGTCCCTTTGTTCTTGGCAAGGTACCAACCAATTTCGCGGGCTTTAATCTCCCATGCACCTGTAAATTCATCTCTTTCATAGTCTATTATCGGACCATGAAAGAACTGGTTCTTGTGATGCAGGAGCGCCTTGCCGATCCGGTGGGAAAAGCACATCAGCATACCGGCCACACTAACCGTTGGAATGTCACGCAGCCGAACCGTCAAACTGCGCGCGATTTCATCCCGTTGCGATGACCAAGATATGTCCGTTATAGCAGGAGTCAGGGCAGACCTGGCATCCTGTTTACCGTATATGACTGCAAATTTATCCATGGTCGCCCTCCTTACTTCACTTTGTTGTTGGCTGCTGCAATCTTGCTTTTGCGGCCAGTGTAATCAAATGCGCCTGTTGCATTATCTGCTGCATCCTTTGCTGCAGCTGCACTCTTCTTCTTGTCAGTGGCTTTTTTCTTCTTTTTGGTCGACTTCTTTTTGTCCTTTTTGCTGGACTTGGCCGTTGTGTTGGGCCGACTCTTGGATGACTTCGTTATAATTACGCCAGGCTTCAGGAGTTGCTTGGTATTGCTATATGAAACGATCTTAACCGGCTTATGCTCGACCAGGCTCATCGTCATGTGGATGTTGCCTTGGCCGTCTTTATAAACAATCTCCATGTTCTCGATCAACATAGTCTGGGAAAACAATTCCTCAAAATTCAACACGACTGGCTTGGGCTTCCACTTCTCAAGCAGCTGCCACGTCGTTTCTGGTCGTTTGTAAGTAACAGTCTGTTTCTTATCCGTCTCCCACAATTCACGCCATTCGCGTGGCAAAATGGTCGAAAAAGAAACCCGCTGCAACTTGGCAGTGGGTTTGCCTGTCCTCTCTTGACCTATGATGTTATTAAATGTATCGACATCATTTCCGGTTGTAATTTGTACCTCGGCCGGAGTGATCGGGAAGGTCAGCCGAATGGCCCCCTGTGACATTGCCAACATGCTTTAACCCCCTGTCTCCAATGCTTTGTATATTTCTTCACCAGTGACATCACGGATCAATGCGCGCCCTTCTGGGCTTGTCAGAGCCTTGGCAAAGGATTGGAAGTCCGTAATGCCCGCTCCAATCCCAGTGAGATCCACCGTAATATTACCGATCGTTACCGACTTACTTCCTGTGGCGGTTTGTGACCCTAATGGCGTCGTCCGGATAGGAATATTACCATCAGACAGGTTCGGACCTTCAATGCCATTCACACCGTCCTGCATAGTCCCAGCAATCACACTCATTCGATCTTTAATAGAGTCCGGCCGTAATCCATCCGAGAACATGGAAACGAAATTCCCCGCCCATCGGTCCGACTTGCTGGCAGGTCCTTCCTTGGTCGGAGAGCTAAAACCAAGGTAATCCTTAATAACACCTGCAGCCTTTGACACAATGCTGGTCAGGGTAGGGAATTTACTTTGCATACCCGCCGCCATCATGCTAATCAGATTGCTCCCCCAGCTGCTGCCTTGACTGGATACTGTAGAGAGTGACATAAGATGCTGACGAGTCAGATCGATCGCGCTTTTGGCTGATGAGCTCACACCACTAAAGCTCAATGCAGCTTGGCCGTTGCCGCTGATAATGTCCCTTGTGCTATTTTTTGTTGTAACGCCCAGGTCCTTGGCTTTCTGTTCAGTTTCCTTGGCTGCCGTCCCAACAGCTTTGACGTTACTTTCAGCCTCTCTGGATTCAGTACCTTTGAACATGCCAGAAATTGAATCTTTGAATTTATCTGAAGCATTTTTGATGCCGCTCTGGTCAATCGCATCGCTAAGTCCTTGCCTTAACCCGCTCTTTACAATATTAGAGTGGATATTCTCCATAGTTTCCTTGATTTTAGCTTGACTTTCACTTGAAATTCCTGCATTAATAGTGACTTCAGCCTTTTGTGGGAGGAGAGGTCGATTAACAGCTTCTTTCTTGCTGAAACCCATCCACCCTTTAACGGAGTCGGTGAATGAAGATACCTTGTCTACTAAATCTCTCGTGACGCCGCTTGAATCCGCCCATGCACCAAGTTTCTCACCTGCCCAACTACCAACTGCAGCGCCTGCAGCTGTGCCAAGCGGACCTACCAACGAGCCAACTAGACCACCGATAGTGCCACCAGCTAAGCTACCGACAGTTGAACCACCCTTTGTGGAGATGGCTTCTTTCCAACCTTGTTCTTTTGCTGTGTCATACATGTCATAAGCAGACATGCCCACATTGGCTATCGTGCCAAGTACGCCAAGGCCTTTTATTACGCCTTTGGCTGCACCCCCGATAGTTTTACCACCTGTTGACAACAAACCATCGGCACCGAGTTTTGGACTGAATTTTGGCGTTTTGGGAGTCTTAGCGGAAACGTCTTTAACTTTTGACTTCTTATCACCCACAATATCCGTTCTGGTTGTATTTTTGGTTGAAGTGTTGGATTTAGACTTTGATCCACCTGAGCCGCCATTCCTTCTATTCTTACGTCTGTTCTTGCTATTTCCTCCGCCGTTGCCACCCATGCTGCCATTAACGTACACACGAGTCGCATTCACGTTCATTCTGGACACAAGATCAGATCCGCCAATTGGAGAAGATCCTCCACCACCAAACTTACGAGTGCCGGGAATTTTGTTCCAGGCCCACTTCCCTGCACTAGTAACATCGCCATAAAGATTCTTAGTTCCCTTTACCATACTAGCTGTGCCCTTGAGCGCTAAAACCCCAGCTAATCCAATGAATACCTTGTTAATGACACCAGAAAATTCATGATAAAAGCTAACGATATTACTAATTCCTGTTGCAATCCCAGAACCCAATGCTTCAATTTGCGCTTTGTTATCTGTCAACAAAGAATTGAACTCTTTCATGGCAGGGACTGAAGCCTGTATAATGTTGCCGCCAATATCTTGTAATTGTGTCTTCATTTGATTTTGTGTCTGAATGTAATCTGTCATAGGGTTTGCCGCTTGTTGCTGGGCAACCATTCGATCAGTTGTACCCGTCATATCGGGTGCTTTCTCAAAGGCAACGCCATACGTCTTCAAGATTGAGTCTGCATTGTCTTCTCCAGTAGCCGAACCCAATTTCGTTAAAGCTTGCTTCAATTCGTTGCGGTCGAGACTTGCCATGTCAGCAACCAAAGCTGCTATAGCACCTTGAGCTCTTTGTGTATCACCGGAATTGATGTCTGCAGTAAAAGCTTCAGCTTGTCGTGCAGCATCTTTCTTTCCTGATCCCCGAGCACCAAAGTAATCAGCCATGTCGTCAGCATTAAGAGCCTTAACGCCGAAAACTTCCTTGAAAAAATCGCCCGGCTTGTCAAAATTAAAGGCCCCTTCTTTGACCGTTTGACTTAGAAAATTACTCATTTGAGCTGAGCTTGTGCCGCTACTTGCAAAGTAAGGGCTATATTCCCAAAACGTGTCCGCTAGGTCTTTTTGAGGATCTCCTACTGACATGTAAGCATGAGCTATGCTATCAGCAACTTGCGAATAGGATTCCTTAAAGTTTTTAGCTGTTTGGGTGACTGCTCTCTGCATTTCCTCAGATCCGGAATCGGGAATAACTGCTTGTAGTTTGGTTGTGGCCGCGAAAGCCTCGCTAACCTTCGATTTGTCTTGAACCATAGGTGTAAGGGTGGAAAGTTCAGCAGCTCCTGTGGCTCTATCAGAGATAAGCCCTTGAGCAACTAATCGGTCATTTGTGGCCATAACATCTGAACGCTGCTGAGTTGATAAGTATGGGGCAAGCCGTGAAGATTCCTTGTAATAATCGCCCACGCCTCCGAAAATGGCATCCGACATACCGCCGCCGAGTATTAACCCGCCACCAAGAGCAGCCAGACCTGATATCTTGGCCGATATGTTGTCAATCAACGGACTGATTTGATCGTCAGCATGCAATCTTACATGAGCATCGGAAACGCCTTTGACCTCCGCATCGGCACGGGACACGGTGCGACGGAAGTTTTCGGCGCTGGAACGTGCCCGTCGGAATAAGTCCCCGACTACAGCACGACCGAGCTGCCTGGTCTCATCTGCAGCTCGTCCGACTTGGGCTCCAAGATCACGCGCTGACTCCCCTGCACGATGTATGGACGATGAAAACTCACTGCCCATACGATCTGCAGCACGGCGAAGACCACCAACATTGTCTTGCGTATTTCTAAGCCCGTTCTGCATACGACGCAGCGTACCAGATACGAGATCCCTTGCTTCAATAGGTACCGTTATTCTAGCGGCCATAGCCATATCTTTCACCCCCTCCCTATTTCTTATTGAGCTTCTTCATTTCTTCTTCGGCCAACATCGATGCGGCCAAACAAAAATGATACTGCCTGTTTCGATTTACTTCATACGGCAAGACTTCGGAAGGTAATTTCTTCTGGTTGATCCAAAAGGATGCTATCCAGCTTGCTTCGCCGTCTCGCCGGATGAGTTTTTTGCTTCTTTAAGCAACTCTTCCTTTGTTTCTTGGAAATTACGAACGGCTTTGGCCAACACAGCATAGTGATCAGGGTTGTTTAACATACGTGGCGGTAACTCGTTTTTGTTCACGCAATTGTACGCCTTCAGAAGTTCAATGTTTTTCCAATCGAAATCATGCTCTGTGGCTTTTACGATCATGGCATCAATGTCGTTGAACGACCCTTTTTCTGTGCCATCATCGTTATAAGCTGCCTCATAAGCGCGACGCAGGTCCATAGTAGTCAGACGACGCACAGACCATTTTTCTCCGTCTACTGGCACTTCAATTTGTTCAGGTTTGGCCGCCTCTGTACCGGCTGCCAAATATTTTTGTAATTTGTCGCTCATTGTGATTCCTCCAGTGATTTTAATTTTGGCAATGAAAAAGACCGTCATATAAATGACGGTCACATTAAAACCCTTATAATAATGACGTTTTGACAAGTGTGATTATGCAAAAAATAGAAACTACTAATAAAATAATCGCTGTGTAGCGTTGGCTCTTCCAAATTCGAATCCCATTAGCAATAGCAAGGATGAGCATTGCAATGGCATTTAATGCAGTGGAATACCCTTGAACTGTGTTAATAACAAGCAAAATCATTACCACTACCCAGGCAAACCAGAACCAAAGTGGGAACTTCTGAAAAAACTCTTTCATCGTGATTTTCTCCTTATGGCTTTTATTCTGTCTGTAGTAGGGTATTCTTCAACTTATATCAAATTCCTTTATTTGGATTATAATCGCTACGAAATTAATATTAAGCCATGTAATCAGGGAACTGCTCTACAAACTCGAAATCCGTAGCTGTTCCCTCCAAGGTGATATCAATACCAGTATTGCTGTCTATCTGAGCAACCAAAATGTCCATGTTGCCGTGGATATGAATCCCTGTCAAAAGGACCCGTTCCGTATTTCCCGTTTGCATGTCTTCCAAGGAACCAGTGATGCGATCGAGGAACATGGTCTTACCTGCTTTAAAGTCCTCCAACAGACGATAACGCATCCTGGATTCCAATTTGGACATGACCAGTTTAACCGGGATTTCATAACCCACAATTTGTTTAGTCTTCGCCATTCGACGAGCTCGCACAATATCCAATGTTTCCGGATTCAGTGTGACTTCAATTTCCTTGATAGTCTGAACTGAATCCCCGTTATCATCTTCACAAGAAAGATTCCGGCCAATAAGTTCGCGTTCCATTTATTATGCCACCTCCCATGTAATGTAGAATGCTTCAATGGCATCAAGCGGCTTGGCGAATAACTTGAAATAAGCGTAATCGAAGTCACTCACATTGTTCGGATCTTCCGTGAAGGTATAACCTTCATCAATCGCTTTTTGGCTCCTGCGGATTGCCAAGTATTCAAGCACAGCTGCAATAAACATGCCCCGACCGTCCTTGTCATTGTCGAGTTTAGCTTTCCACTTCTTGGCCGTGGAATAGATATCGTTCAATACCTGATCAATCGTCATAGAGACACGGATCTTGCCGAAGTCTTCACGCTCACCTGCGCCCATCGTGGTCAGAGTATTCACTGCAGACTCAATGATGTAATCATAACCGTCACGAGTTGCCATCAGAGTGCCTTCAGCCAAACCTTTAATGACTTCAGAATGGCTCCAGTCAACAGCCGCTTGTGTCATCGGTACCTTAACCCCTGTGAAAGACTTATTCGCAGGCGTGCCCGCCATCAGGCCAGCCACCCAAGCAGCCCATTGCACTGAGTTGTATGTTTTGCCGTTGATGTGAGTACCAGCGAGTGAGTTATTAACAATGAAACGGGCATTCATGGCGCGACTTCTGACATTATGCTTCTCAATGTCCGTATCATCCAATGCGATGCCAGCAACGACCAACTGAGCGAGTTTGCGGGCCTTCATGCGACGATCCAGTAGCCATTGTTTTGCAGCCGCTTGGACAGCTGCGTCAGTGGAAGGTAAATAGAACACATCGAAAGTGAGGCCATCCACCCGATTAAAAATACGACTCCAGTCGGACGCTGTGATTGTTGCAGTGCCGGTTACTGCACCTGTCAGCGGTGTGTATGCCATATCTGCCCAAGCAACAGCACCTGTTGATTTGAAGCGGACCATATTGGACTTCTTCAATGCTTCTTCAGCAGAAGATTTATCTGCCACTGTGAAAGTTTCTGTGTCGTAAATCCCTTTGGTGTCTCTGATGATGACCTCTTTCTTGGAGGAATCCACCAAGCTGGCACGGATCATGTATTCAAAATCATTACCGCGCAGTCCTGGGTACCGTGCTTGAATTGTGTAACTGTCGGTAACTGCAGAAGCAGCAGCCTTTTCCGAACCGTTGGTTACCCGGTACCCGACCACAGTCGCTCCGGTTTCCGATGCCAGCTCCAATTCATCCACCTGCAGACCGCTTTCCTTTAATCGTTCGGACGTGTCCGCCATATCAACAGCTTGGTTGACTGCCCCCCACTCCGCTTGATATGGGATCAATACACGGCCTGTCACTGGCACTACCCTTGCTTTGGCCAAAGCGATCAACTCAACGTATCCCCCTGGTCTAACCCTCTGAATCGACATTCAACGATTCCTCCTTCGTTACCGCTGGTCGCAAGTATGCATCCAGTCGGTTTTGTACTTCCTGCTGTGATAGCAGGGTGTTTGCTTGGCAATCAAAAAGGGCGCCCGCCACCTCAAAGCGTTCATGCTTCAAGGCGGCTGCACCCTCAATCCATTCTAGTTTGGTACGCTTGTTCAGGTCTTCCTGGACAGCGGCAACAAGCCTTTCCTTTCGTGTTGTACTCATGGTGTGAGCTCCTTTCCTTCATATCCGATATGGAATTCATTAATCTTCGGCACCGGAACCTTCGGAACGGATAGCAGATATGAATACCTGCAGGTGATTTCAACCCGATCCTTTTCAGGTCGGTTGCGTGGTGGTTCCATAACGAGTGCAACACCAAAGCGTTTCGAAGCGTAAAGGTACTTTTTTTGGCGTAAGAATGTGAAAAACGGAGCCAGATCAAAGGGGATAGGTTCACCTTCGTCTTCCTCCGTCACACGTTCCTTGTCAAAATGGAACGCCAGCCCCACATCTTCGACTATCCGGTTAGCACGCGGGCTATTAACTTTATCTGATACAAGATCCGTCTCAATAAAAACAGAAGGTGTATCAAAGTTCCCGGCCAGCCACTGTGTCCGGTCCCGCAAGATCGTCAGGTTCGGATAAACATGCCTTACAATCTCAGCCCAAGCCTTCAAGCCTGCATCCATCAGCGCAACACCCTTTCCATTTCTTTGTCCAGGCGTTGTATGATGAGCTGATTCATCCCGCCTTCAAATTGGGCTACAGCAATATCAAAATACTTCCGACCAATGAAGCTACGCGGCTTGGCCATAAATCCACCTTTGGCATTTCGGTCATACACAAAAGACCCACCGCTGTTCCAATACCCCGGAACAAAGTGAGCCTTATGAATTGTATAGCCTTCATTGATCAGACGGGGATAACCCCATTCACCTTGTTTGGATGAACCCGATCCCAAATCAGAACCGACCTCCAGCGTGATCGCATTTCGGTCCACGTCCCATTCCCATACGTTACCGTCACCGCCGCGAGTGAATGAGTTCCACATCAAGCCCGTATCAATCAGGCCTTGCCGATCAATCTCGTCAATAATGTGACTTAACAGGCTCTCACCCATGGCCTCGGCAATATTGGTCAGGACTTGCTTCATTCCCTTGTCGGCCAGCTTTCTGAAACGCCTAGCCAACCCGTCAAAGTCGTTAACGATCATTGCCCTTCACCTCACACGTGACCAACAATTCACGCCAATAACGGCGCGGATCAGAATCAATAACCAAGTAGCGCCGCCCAAAGAGGACAACTTCGTCACTAACCCGAACTTCAGCTGTCTTTGGAACACCGATTGTCTTTTTGACGATGTACATCACGGGTTTGGCATCAGCCTTGTCGGAAGTTTCCGTCTTGATGATATGACATTTGAGGTCCGCAATCTTCCCGCTCTTCCGATCATTAAACAGATCGTCACCATCACGATTGCTGCCCACCCGGTAGACTGCAATCGGCGTTTTAAATCGGTGATTCACAGCAAATAGGCCGTGATGTTGCCATCGTCCGGCCCTTCCTGTTGTTTCTTCACCCACAAGAACAGGATCGCATCCACGTCCGGGTTCCCCGTGGTCTTCCCTGCGATGGCCTGACGTGTGTATGTCCAAGCCCCGTCACTCTCAGAAGCATAGTTCCGGGCGACGGAAGCAAGGTATTCCTCGCTATCCTGCAGAGAAAGCCCTTCGGCCAGCTTCACCCATGCAAGCATGAGCTGCCGATCCACTTCTTCGGGGAATGGAATAGGCAAATACAATTCAATTCGCACTTGTGCATCATCAATATACTGTTCCAACTGCTCCGTTTCAGCTTCCTGAATTGGTGCAACCCGACTGCGAGTCTTAAGAAGTTGGGGCGTTAGCATAAGGATCATCCTTCTGCGGCAGAGCTGCCAGTGCATCGGTCAGTTCTTGCTTGTTCATGGATGAATACCCTTTGATACCCGCGGCCTTTGCCTGCTCCTTCAGCAAAGTTAAGTTTGGTCCATCGTCCTTGCCACTATCGTCAGCTGGTGGAGCTGGGTCAGGTTGAATGTCTTCAACTGTGAAGTGTTCTTCCTGACTCAGCTTTTCCGCGATCTCAGCATCAACCAGAATAGGCTTACCTGGTACGAAACGATGGCCATATTTGGATATTGACGTGTTTTTGCCTGTGAAGGTCACCTTACGCATTAAAACGTCACCCCTTCCGCAATTGACACAGCGCCCGGCTCTTCAAAGATGGAATCGTAGTCAGAATGGATAGCATAGAAGCGTTTATCCTCGTAAATTGCTTCCTTACCTTCAGTCGTCTTACGGATTTGCATGTCATAGGTGTTCACCAGAACAAAATTATCGTGATACGTGAAAATTACGACACCTTCAGGCATGTGCGCGACTTCTTCAACATCATAAGAGTTGATCTTTTTCACGCCACCCATAATTTGCAACTGAATGGATGCGCTAGTGTCCTTCTCGGCCAACTTCTCCAACCGCTCGGAGAACGTGTTGGGGTGCATGAAGTATTTAAATTCACCTGCAGCACGCAAACGTGTCGGTACAGCACGTTCCAGTTGAAAGAAGATCCCGATTTTCTTTTCGTCAGGCAGTGTTGCCCAATCTACGAGATTTCCTTCTGCCTTAGCTTTCTTCAACCATCCATTGTTGATTTTCAAGAAATCATAATCTGGATCAGTGTTTGGTGTAGATGTATCACCATTAAAGCCAAGATCCTGCATGTTATCCGCGTAGTTCTTGGTCATAGCTGTCATGATGATATCCTCAGCATTTTGGCCACGCACGCGTTGCGTTTGACGGATGAACTCTTCGGTAATTTCAAATGCCAGCACAACAGGTGCAACAGCATACGGAACTTGCGGGAATGTTGGGCGTGTAATTTTACTTACCGTATTGTTTTCCACTTTACCGCGAAGATTCCGACCAGTTACACCAATTTTATCAATAGTTCCCTTAGAACTTGTACGGGTAACTGTACGAATGCCTTTCAAGAAAGCTGTTGATTCATACGCCATTTGCAAAAAGGCATCAACTTGCTGATAGTTAAGAGCTGGTGAGTCCATTGATGTAACAGTAGTAGATTTGATAACTTGTCCATTGGTTTTCATATGTTTAATTGTCTCCCTTCAAATTTGAACTACAGCAAGCCGCTGAAGCTTACGCTGCCATCAGCTTTGTGAATATTTTCATCCTGAGCCCCACCTTGAGCAGATCCACCACGGCTGTTTTTAACGATTTGCACATCAGCAGCCAACGTGGTCATTTGCTCAGTCAATGGAGCGAGAGCCTTGGCAATGGCATCAGTCACTGCGTCAGCCTCTGGATTAGCGCCTGTTCCTGCATTCGGTGTTCCAGCGTTAGGATCAGGATCACCTTCACCATCCTGTTTCTTCAGTTCAGTCACATCAGCAGCCAATACTTCCATTTGTTTAACAATAGGTCCAACAGCAGCCTGAACGGCTTTTTCAATATCTTCTGGTTTCAATTCGTCTTCCTCCTCTGGTTCCTGATCATCTGCAGGAGCCGTCTTATTTTTAAGGTCGGTCAATGTAGCAATCGCATCATCAATGTGTTGCAGGTTGCTGGCAGAAATCTTTTTCCCAGCTTTGACGATGGCTTCAGGAGGTTTCCCGATAGCCTTCACGATATCTTCCTGCACCAATACGTCCTGGGCGATCTCAACAAAATCTTGCAGGGCTTCTCGGATAACTTCGGGATCTGTTTCCATTCCCGACTCCCACGAATCCCATCGGAACAAGACATCATTCAGTGCATCTTGCGCCGCCCAAAACTCACGTTTCTTACGATTCTTGTTGTATTTGTCAGCAACAACACCTTTGACGATCGGTGCCACCGCTGCGTTAATCGCCTTTTTGATGGTCTGCATGAGTCCTTTTGAAACTGTTTCGTCCTCAACTTCTTCACGCTTACCCACGCCAAACATTGAAAAGCCTGTGATGTCACCTTTCTGGATTTCTTCCCAGGTATCATCATTAGTCACCTTCACACCAGCAACCCAAGATCCTTTTGCAATCACTTGGTCGCCAATTTCCATATCACAAGGGGCAATATAGGATTCAACAACGTATCCTTTGTCCGGGTCCAGATCGTGCTGCTTATCAATGTTGTAGGTGTGCTGGTTCTCCATGAACAAGTGAGCTGCCTTTTCGATCTCGACAGCATCCATCATGTCACCATGGACATCTTCGACATCAGGCTGATATACCACACCAATAACAATGTGTTGTGTATCGTCCACCTTGGCGATTTGGACTTGCTTTTGAATAGCGTTTTTCCCAGGGGCCTTGATAATGGCAAACGGCACACCATTAGCGCCCTTATCTACCAGCGACAAGTGCGTAATCTTTGCGTCCTTCATTTTGTAGGTCATTTCTTCTTTCACCTCCTCTCATGTACAGTTCCATAGCAAACAGGCATGACCACAACAGCACCATACCAACACTTTTCATATTCAGTTCACCTCACTAATCAAGTACCAGTTGCATAGTGCAACGGCAGTGTATGATTTCCTTTGCTTCGCCTGAAGGATCACCCGGATACATCAGCTTGCTTTTGCCGACCTTAAACGGCTTGTCCAGCTCAACCACTTGGCCACTTGCCTTGCGGTGAGTCTTTCGTGTCCTCGTGCCGGCAGCAGAACGCCATTTCTTACCCTTGGCAATCTCGGATTGCTTCCAGCCTTCCAACTTGCCACCATTGGCCGCTGCCGTGCTCATCGTTCGTGATACCCGTTGCGCTCGTACCATGCTGAACGGTCCATCTTCACCCGTAGCGGCAAGAACGCTGATCTCTTGGACCAGCAAAGCACGTTCTGAAGGTGTCTTGCCTTCCTCAATCGCCTTTTTGAAGCTGCGCAAGAGTGTATCCGTTGAAGACTGGTTCATATCGGGTACCAGGCTGCGGATCTCCTTGACGAATTTCTTGGCCGCCTTATTCCCCGTACTCCAAACCTTTTCCTCATCCAGCTCCAACAGCTCAGATTCCCCGGCCAGATCGAATAGCGGCTCAAAGGCTTCTTGCACTGCCTGTTCAAACAGATCAGCAAAGACATCAGAAGTGTGCAAAGCAAGAAGAACCTTCCCCAACTCACCGATATTCCCGAGGGCTTCCTCGCTCAGTTCAGCTATCGCTTCCTGGAGTGCTTGACCTTGTAGTTCCAAGATCTCTATGATCCGGTCCTCACCCTGCTTGTACAACTCTTCAAGCAACTTGCGTTCCACATAGGATAATTCCAGACTATCCAGAAACTCATCGTCATCTGCTTTAACGATCAGCTCCCAACAAGCTTCACACATGAGCGCCCACCTCAGCTGAACCTTTCCGTAGTAAACGCTTGGCGATGATCGAAACACGCTCCTGCAGATCATCAACGTCGCTTTGTCCTTCCGGATCAAGAATAGCCGGCTGGCTTCCTGCCAATTGTGCAATCGGCGTATCAAGGTATTCCGGGCTGAACTTGCTTTCATCGATCGTCGTACCCAAAACGTCCTCAGCAATTGGGATAAGGTCACGGACCAACATAATGCCGCGGTCAGCGATAAAATCCAACATAGCTTTACGATCTGCTGGATCAATGATGCTTGGTGCCCGAAGCACCGCCTTAACTCGGAAGATTCCCATGGCCGGGAACAATCGCTTGTTGAATATCTCATTCATGATCCATTTACGGTAAGGCTCAAATACCTGTTCTTCTGCAAACTGCAATGCTGCCTGAGCCGTAGCCCGGTTATAGTCTGAGCTCTGACCAACTAGGATTGGCGGCAATCGGAAGGATGACAATATATCAGCCTTCTTTTCCTTCCCGTAATCCAGGAAGAGGGCATCCTGCTGCAGTAAGTCATTCAGCTTGTCCATCTTGATGGATACCTTCTCAACCTTCTCATCCATGGGGCCGCCTGTCTCTTGCCCTTTGGCTTCAAGGTAGAGAATACCGCCTTGAGATTGAGATCCTTTTACTTTGCTCAATAGTTCCATGGATTGCTGAGTGAGTCGCCCATTCGTCACAGTCAGGATCATAGAAAGCATCCGACCATTTGAGAAATAGGATACGTTCAATTCCTCAGCTTCACGGGAGCCGACCACACCAGGCGCGTTCCCAAACCAGCGGGGTTCACCGTAGGCACCGTCATTGCCAACCTTCAACGGAATGACCTGATTCTCGGTACCATCGGTACCAAACAAACGGAACCATACAACCGAAGTTCCCCGCTTCATTGCATAACGACGTGCGTAAATCTGTTGAGTGAATTCCTCAACCGTCTTGGTGGAACTGATCCGCCGTTTGCGTTTGATAGTCGCTGGATTACTTTCCTTGGTATAACGGACGTACTTCGGGTCCATACGGAAGATCGTCGGAAACTCGCTACCTGCAGGCCAAGCAACTTCCATGTTGGCCATCCCCGTGCTTTCCAAATCCTCAATAAGTTGGCCAATGATCTCTTCAGGATTGTCTTCAAGATTGCATGTCTCCAAAAAGCGTTCTGCACGGTTCCATTCTTCCTTGGCCGTTTCATCACTCTCACCTGGCAAATATTCCAGCGCAATGCCGTGGCCAGCAATGTTGCGCTTGTATGCCTCAATACACTGAGGAATGATGTTGCTGTTTTTGACAAGCAGCCTGCAGGATGTAGGATCGTTACCTGATTCAAATGGTAACAGCCCGTGATGATCGTATAAGCTGTCGAATGCATCGGGAAGTTGGGCACTGGATGGAATGTGCTTACCTTCCTCTTTCGCAAATGGAACCCATGATGCATTGCCTTCACTCAATTAAATCCACCCCGCTCCCCCATTGTGTTCTTCATGCTTCGATTCCTCCTGTTGCTGTTGTTTTTTCTTGAACCACTCAAACCATTTGTCAGCTACTTGTCTCACCTGTAGGGCAATGGAATACGCCATGATTCGGTCATCGTGACAGCCGCTATCGGCTTCTGCTTTGCCTTTATTGTCGATGAACGTCATACACTCACCGAACAGATCAGGACAGTAAATGTCATAAAGCTCATCCCGAATAGCTTCTTTGAAATCACTGATCATCACCGGACGGGTTGCCTTATTGGTTTCCCATCCAAGCTTGCCCTTCTTGTGTAGGAACAGCAGCGGGTAATGACATGTGTTGAACAACGTATTGAGAACAGATTCCCCAGTGTTGTTGTTTTCCACTGCCAGCAGTGCCGTGTTGTAATACAAACCCAGCGTGTTCAGCTTCTTCCCGTACAAGTCTGTGTCCCACTTGCCATGCAGAGCGGCGCACATTTCGCCTGTACGCGCATCAATCACATAAGCAGCGTCATAGTCGCCATCTTCGGTACCCTTTGCTGTATCTGCAGATAAAATATATTGCTTCCCTTGCTCTGGAAGGTGATAGATGACCAGTTCCCCCGCATGAGCCGGGATAACCTGTTCTTTAACAAAATCAATTTCATGAATAGCACCTTTCAGTTTAATTGCTTCCTTCAGGCGCTTAATGAATTTGTTATCAAAGATGCTTTCACCAGATAATAGGAACCCTTCATCAGGTTCAGAAGGATACTCCTGTTCGAATTGCCGTGAATCGCCACCACAGTCGTTTCGGATGGTGTAGCGTCGCCATTGCAATTGCTCATCATCCAGCCTGTATTTCGCTTTCAGCTCCAACTCTTCTTCAGTCAGTTCAAAACCAGGAGGAACGGGTTTGCGATAGTCAGGCATTTCGAACCATGCAAAAAAGAGCGGAGAAAAATCATTCTCGCCCTTCACGGCTGCATCCCATATTTGTTTAAACTCTTCCATGCCGTTTGCAGTCGATTCGATAATCCCAATACTCCCCGGCTCCTTCGACAATGCGGCCAAGAGCGACAACAAGTGACGCTTCTTCTTCTTGGCTGGCCAGAAGGCAACCTCCGACGCATGAAGATAATGAATCGTATCGGAACGGGCAAGAACTCGGCTTTCGGCTGTCTGAACGGTGATCTTCGATTTAAGCCCCGGATTTAAACGACGGTCTGCCGTCCTGATCGCGGGATTCTCAAAGGTCAGCTTCTTGGCGTTGTTCTTGCGATTCATCGGCTGTATGACCGACGGTACTCGCTCATAATACAACTGGAACATATCAAACAAGTTACTGGAAGCATCTGAAGACTGAGCAACGATAAAGGCATTCTTTGCTTCCTGCAGTGACGTGAAATAGTAGATCAATGCCTCAGTCACCGTTGAAAAGCCCATTTGCCGAGCTTTCAGAATGATGATCCGAACGGGCTTCCCTGCTTCCAGATCCTCAAATACCTTTGCAGCATAACGCCGCTGGGCATCATTGAGGATCAACCGTACCATAGCACCGGACTTGTCCTTGATCTTGAGCATCCGGTAACAGAACTGTTCGAAATCAAGCAGGATCGCCTTTAATTCAGCCAGCTTGTCCGGTCGTTGTTGCAGCTTACGCTTGATTCGACGACGGTGTTCCTTTGCTAATGCGATTACCAATCTAAATCATCCCCATCGTCATCGTCATCGTCTACATCACTTCCGCCCCCACTCTCATCCCCATGACCCAACGCCTTGTATTTGTCCAGCTCAAGACGTTCACGGGCGATTCTCAATTTTTCTTCCTCTTGTTGCAAGCTGGCAATCAGATTAATAACCCGCAATTTCTTGTCCCTCGTTTTGACCAAGGCTTCCTCTTGTTTAAGGATTTTGTCCAGCTTGGACGTGACAACGGTCGTGATCTCCGTGACTTTCATACCTTCGGTAAGCAGAGGTACCGTTATTTCCTTCCCCGTCTTGGGACTTGTAACAGGTACTTTGTCCTTCCGTTGCATGAGCTCCTGCTTGGTCTTACGTTCTTCGTCAGTCAGACCGGCTTCAAGCAGCTTGACCCGCTTCATGTGCCTGCGTTCTTGCAACGACAGCATGATTAACTGTTCATTGAGCTGAGCAAGGGGGTCAGTGTCAATCTGATTGAACATATCCTGTTCATCAGGCTCTAACGCATCCAGGAAGATCGTTTCATACATACCCGTCTTCAACGCCTTCTTATTTCGGTATGGACCACCGGGGCCACCGCTGTTCCCCACGGCATTTTTATTCCCTGGTGGAGCACCGCCTCGATTACCAGCTGCGTTCTTGTTGCCTTTGGGCGCTCCCCTTGATTTCGGAACGCTCCCATTCGTTCCATTTGGAGCGTTCCCTTTGAGAGATCCCTCAGCGCTCCCATTCAATTCGTCTTCCCAACGATCCATGGACTTCCATTTGCGGACCCTGGACTCAGGAACAGAAAGAGCGGCGGCGATGTCTTTAAGCTTCATCGTTCCGCCGCTCTCCAGCCACATCAGTTTAGCCTTGTCCCGCTCGGGACTTCTCTCTCTGGCCATCTACATTCATCACCACCCCCAACAATAAAAATAATTTTATTTTCCATAATAGAATTTGCGTGTAGATCGGACATTTATATATATACCAACAAAAAGGAGATGTTAAGATGATCAGAAACATGTGTATTCACTGTCTAAAGGAAAGGAGTCTTGTAACCGAGTCTGTTCGTTTCTTTGAGCAAAAACCAGAAGATAAGTTGGTGAGCTTCCGTTGTACTGATTGTCAGGAACTTATCTCGGTGATTATTTACAACATCATAAGTCATCCTGCTGAAGCTTGATATCCAATTCGATAAGCCGTTCCAAGTCCTGAACGGTCTGCATTTTTATATGTCCAGCCTGCAGATCACGAACCCACTGGGCAATGGCTGCTTTAACGATTTTGCGATATTGTTCCTTGCTTTCAAGGATACCTTCTGCCACTTCGAGTTCATGCTGCAACAAAATTTCATCTTGTGTTCTCATGTGGAATCCCCGACTTTCCGTTATGATGGAATGCGAGATAGCGGCGGTGTCGATAAATGCCGCGCGCGGCGGGCCGCTATCTCAGCCGGGGGATACCCTGGGAGAATGGGGAGACGTTACCGCGTCTTCCCTTTTATTTTGGGTACGGTTTGTGCAAAGGCAGGATCTTACGCCGCATCTTCTTGTTCAGCGGCATCAGGTACTTGTGCTTACCCTCTGTCCGATACAATTCGGCATTGGCATCCAGGTTGTTCCTGATCCAATCGATGCGTTGACTGCCGGTACCGTACTTGCTGTGAATCGATTTGGGATGTGTCTTCTTCCCTTTAATGATGAAATAATGCTCCCCGTCCGTCTTTCCCTCGTAGATCCAGTTCGTTGCCTGATAGATCCCGCCGTGATGCTTTTGCTCAACGTCCGCATAACTGACGATCAACTCCACATTGGGGGATTGCTCCTTCAAAAACCGGATCGCTTTGGCAAGGATCTCCGATACAAATGATTGATGCTTGGTCAATGCAACCCGGGTCAGTTCACAACATTCGCGTTGCGTCAGGCCGTAAGGAGAACCGATATTCTGAGTCGCCCCACGGCTGAATATAACAACCCCGATAAACTGGCCATTTTCCCACGCTCCCACCTTCACCGACTTCCCTGCGGGCAAGCTGCGGCTATAGTGGAAGTTCTCGCAAGCAAACTTCGCTGCTTCATGTGTCGCCCAATCGACTCTCAGATCAATCATGTTCAAAGTCCTCCCCGCAATGCGGACAAGTCACCAGCTTTGAACTCAATACCCCCAAATCACCTTGATCCTCGGAAGTACCTGCTTCGAAATTCGGGATCTCAATTTCACCAAGCATTTGCTTCAGGTCCACATCGTCGAACCCGGATAAGGAAATATCCACGCCTTCCTGTTGCAACTCAACAAGTAGCTGCGATAAGGCATCTTCATCCCATCCCCCTGATACCTTATTCAAAGCAATATTCAGGAGCCGTTCCTGCTGATCGTCCAGATCCACCGCGGAAACCTGCAGTTCAGTGTGCCCCAGCTCGTTGACCATGATTTTATAACGTTGATGGCCACCGACCATGTTTCCCGTACGTTCGTTCCAGACAATCGGCTCCACATAACCGAATTCCTCAATGCTACGGCGAAGCTTTTCGTATTTTGGATCTCCTGGCTGAAGGTCAACCCGGGGGTTGTAGGCTGCTGCATTAATCTGATCGATTGACACGATTCTGATGTTCATGATTTCTACCTCCATTTATTTTAGCAACAATACTTATACATAGAACGATTCTTATTGTGAGCCCACAACGGAAGGAGGCAAACACATGACAACAGCAGTTCTGTTCCTCGCTATCTTCGTTATCGCAATCCTCAAGAAGTAATCAACACACCATTTTAAGTAAAGGAGATGAAGGAATTGAATCAACGAGATCCACCTGATTTGTGTTGAGTTGGTTTCAACGTTTGGGTGACCATCATATCCATGCGTACGCTCACTCAGACGCTGTTCTCCGCTCTTCAATAGACTGATCCCTGCAAACGGACGTTCTCATATAAACAAGCTTAGAATGGCTCACATTCTGTCATATGAAGGCAAAAGAAAAAGCACCACGATGGGTGCTTAGTTAAATTACTTTGGTGGGGTCAAATTGAGCTTCAGCTCCATCTTTTCTTTGTCGCCTACTACTTCAATTTTCAAAATATTTGGAACATGTATAAAATTATCACCATATTCCAGCCATTCTTGTTTGTTCATGTTTAACATCCGAAGACTTTCACGAGCATCTTTTTTATAGTCGTAGTCTGTTTCGAACTCTTCTTTTTCACCATTAATGTAAGTGAAGATATATTTTACTTTGCTCATGTTGTCACCTCCTCGACATCACAATTCGACAATCAGGAAGGTTTTTCCTCTTTGGGACAGACAGGTCTACTACAGAACTGCTTCACTCCATCCCATCTTCCCCATACACAACCTTTGCATTTCTCCGGCTGCTTGTTGGGGCGAATGCGTATCCTCTTACGTCTTCTGCTGATCACTTCAATTCCTCCAATAAAAAAAGCCGATCCAGTGAAGGAACGACTTTAATGTGTTATGTATGATGTTGGTGTTACGTCCTAAAAGCATGCGCCCGACACGGTCGCCGCAAAAACGCTGCGCTCTTTGCTTTAAATGCATACGTTCTAAGTTACTAGAGAGGAAGAACAAGACCATTTTACTGATTAAGCAAAACGGGGGTCAAGCTCTTCAAATTTGATTCTTGCCGAAATTCACTATTCCATCTGACATTTACGAGAAGATACTCACTAATTCGATATAAGACACGATATTCGACACCGAAATGGAATAAATCTCTGGCGCTTTTCTATAACAATAATATGAAAACAAAATTGTTTTCAAAGACTTATAGAAAGGAGCGTGTATTTCATGAAATTATTCTATCTTATGGTAACACTCATTTCATTAGCAGTAGATCTGGTATCACTGATTGTTGAGCTTTTCAACCTGTTCAGTTAATAACAGAAAAGGCGAGAAGAGGAACGCCCCGGTCATGTGCCGCATTGTGCAGCCGTGCGTTTCATTCGCGCCTTTTTCTATGCTCCTAATGTATCATGGAAAATTGGTCATGTGGGGTTCAAAATGGTCTCAAGAAAAACCATTATTGGGTCATTATAGGTTCAAAATTCTGAAAATATAATGTTGTACTAAAGTCAAACGAGCCTTAAAGAATTTAAGGCTCGTTTGACAATTCAGTTTATTCGAAAGTTACACTCTCACTTTTACCATTCCAATCAATTTTAAATATGATTGGATCTTTGGTTTTATCAGAATCGGTCACCAATCCAGAAATCTTAAATGGTGTTTCCTTTGTGCCATAAGCCTTACCCTCTTGGTCGATATTCGTACCAGTCACACCATATACCAGATCATTTATTTGTGTCTCATCCCCAATATATGTGATGCCAAATGATCCTGTTGATCTCTGGAATGCGACATCCCAGTGTTCACTTTTAATATGTTTAATATCACCATTTCCACATGCGCCTAAAATAATCAAAAGAAAAGTCAAACAAATAAATAACGATAATATTTTTCTCATGTTATTTCCCTCCTACCTAATTATAACCTAAAATGTGAATTTTGATTCAATAACTGGGACTTAGGTTAATTAAGAAATGAAATAAAAATCCAAAATTTAGGAGAGATAAGATGAGGAAAGTAAAGAAGTTATTTAGTACATTATTAGCAACAACGATGTTATTTGGCTCCGTCTCCGTTGCAGCCGCTTCACCAAACGGAGAAGTATTTCCTAATGAATCAACCGTTCCGGAAGGCTTCAAAGTAATTAAGGAATATGATACCGCTGACGAAAGTAATAAAGTTGATATGCAAGTAGAGGGACGTAGCTTCAACCCTGATTATGAAACTAATACTAATACTAATACTTTTAGTACATCTCAATCTACCAACTCTACAGAAGAAGTAGATTATGAAATTATAAAGAATGAGACATATATCTACAGAGATTTACAAAATATTGAAACAGGCGAAGTAGTTACTCAATTCAAGACCGATATGGTAGTGAATGCTGACCAATTTCATTGGACAGGCACTAACAAAAATAGCGAAAATACAGTTAATTTAACAATCACACTGTACTATCATGCAACAACTAAAAATCGATTCATATACAACGGCTTGGATAAAGTTTACTATCGGTATGATAAAGGCACCAATTGGAGCACCAATAATGCTAAACCCACAGGTACAAATTCATGTCAAGTAATTCAAATTGGTCCAGGAATCGACACCAAGGCAAAGAATCAAAAATATGATTGTTCCCGAAATTTTACACTTGTAGATTTTGGTAAAACATATTTAGTAACCCCTCCTTCAAGTTGGGTAGAAGTTCTTGAAGATGGATTGGCATCTCAAGTAGGTCTCAAAGTTCAAACGAGTTTTATAAATCAGTCTAATAATAATAAGGTTTTCAATTATGGGTGGGAATTAAAAATTAAAGGTCAGAGTCCTATTTGACCTTCTTATATGGAAGCTAAAATCCAGTTGGATTTTAGCTTCTTTATTTTTAGAGTTAGAAATTTGCATCATCTTGCTCAAAGAATCCGATAAGCTTCAATGTATTGCCAACGCTCTCAATACCCTCATCGATCTTCCGCTTGATGCTACTATCACTGAGGGAACGCCTGAAGAAGAGTATCGTTTCCTTGCGTGAGTAGCCTTGGATGTATCTGTAGTCGACTGCCTTACGGGCTTCTTCGTCTTTAATTAGACGTTGCGCCCTTTCCAACTGGTGTGTATAGAAGTCATATCTTTTGTACACCCAGCGTTGTTTCTCTATAAGAATCGTAGCGTTTGCCGTTTTGTCAGCATGCAAATCTGTCTGATCGATGCGGCGAGCTGCTTCGCCATCGATGCCTACTTGTTGCATATCCAGCTCAAATTGCTCAAAGTCTCTCATCAAGGAGACCATATCTGTATATTTATCGAGCAGGAACTTTGTCCGCTGGATTTCCTGTTTAGATGCTTTTGCAAAGAGTTCCCCTTGTCCCCATGCCATCGCCATTCCCCTCATTCCCCTTTATCCTGTGATATACTAATAAGAGGAATGAGGAAATAACATCCACTACATCCCCCGCCTGGCCGCCAAGCTCGCGGGGGATATTTATTATACTGGAATAACTTCGTTGCAGAACTCGTCCCACTCCGCTTCACATTCTTCAACGGACCAGCCGTTTACCAGGTCTAGCGGATATCCGTACTCCAAAAGCAACGCCCTAAAATCCCGTTCCAATTACCACTCACCCCCGCGTTTGTAGTACCTACTGTTGCCATTGTGCTGTTGTGGAGCAGTAACCGCCTTTTGCAGCTTGTCAGGCCGTTTAGGTGGATGCTCAGCGCCAATTGCTTTCAAATGCTGTTCAATCCTCTCCTTGGTCCACGTTTCTTTTTTTACATCCCGATAATCGATCATCAGCAAATCCTCCCCGACTGAATGCCTTCCTGTAGATCAGCCAGCAAGTTATATACAGACGCATCATGTGTTTCCTCAATGCCTTGATCTTGAATCCATCTCATGATACCCGCTTGAGTTACAACCTTTGGCCGTTTGCCCTTCTTGGTCAATGCCAGGGTGCGAACGCCGCCAGAAGATTGCGTTAGATACCCTTTCCGAATAAGTGAATTCACATGTGAATGAACCGTTGAAGCAGATGACAACATAATTCCATCCGCAATTTCGCGAATCGTGGGACTGTACCCGTTGTCTTCAATGAACATCCGTACATAATCGTAAACGTCCTTTTGACGTCGGCTGAGTGGCTTGTCCAATGTTGCCGATGTCGTCATGCCTTTTCCCCTTCCTGTCCCAGATAGGCCCTTGCTCGTTTGCCTTCATCTTCTGAAACTTCACTTTCCGCAGTGCAAGCAGGGTCACTGGGCCAAAGCTTAGTATTTACGTAGTTCGATGCATCCGCATACCATCCAATTACATTTCGAGCTTCTTCAAGCTCCTTAAGGAGCTGATCAGCTTCAGCACGAGCATCCAACATTTCACCGATATTCTCACCGCGTTTCGCTTTGTAATCCCGAAGTTCTTGAATTGCTTGATTCCTTTCATAGATTGCAAACTCAGCGGCCTTTAACAATTCGTCGAATTCATCATCGGAATCCATAGTTAACGGTGTGCAGTAATCTGCTGGCCTGCTGAACAAAACCCGATCTTCTTCCGACCACAACAACTGCCCTCCGTCCGGCAAGTCGAAAACCTTATATCCGTTCACATCTCGTTTAATACTCATGACTGTTCACCCTCCGCCTTCTTGTCTTTTGAACTTCGTACCCATGTGAATCCTCGGTACCGATCTTCGATCAGATATGACTTACCCTGCGGCACAAAATTACTCGGCTCTACCCGCAACTTACCAAAACCCGTTTCAACTGATCCTTGTTTCACCAGTTCCGTACCTGCAGCACATACCATTTTGATCTGATCGATGCGGCAGCCGGTTCGAATTAACGGTGCAAGCTTCTGATCGATCAATTGAATTACCTTTGGTGAGATGGCCATCAAGCTGTCTCCCCCTTGTACCAGTCAGGTTCCTGCAGGACATCAATAGCCTTAATCAGCAAATCCTTGTCGAACCAACCAAAATGGCATTCGTTTACGGGTATACCTAACCTTGTGGCCAATATGCTGTATGCCTGGCGGCGTTTAACCTTCTTGCCTTTCCAAGCAGGATCGAATAATGAATGACATTTCTTCTTGAGCTGCCGCAACTCCCGGTTGGCCAGCCGACCCAAGGGGATATCCGTTCCAGTGTGAACACCCACATAAGCGTCACAGCATGTGCATTTGTACACCCGGCCGTTACCATACTCTTTACCGTAAATCGCTGCGTTGCTGGTATAGATAACGTCACTGCTGCAGTAAGAGCACGTGACGGGTATCGGATAGCTGTCGATCTTCATTAAAAGGCTCCTTTCTACGATCATACGTTCCGTTTGATGCATGCAGTAGGTCACCCCGGCGAACGTTCGACCGGGGGATGCTGCTATATGAATGATGCTTAGACTGCTACGCCATCCTGCATCATCTTGGCTACTCTCTTTTTGTAGGCGTTGAACTTGGAGCTGATCTGTGAACTTGGAATGTTCATTTCTTTTGAGATCTCCAACCATGTCTTGCCCTCTACCTTCCGTTGCTGAAGGAGTGCAGGGAAATCAGCAGGACCATCAGCGAACTTGATATCATCAAAGATTGGCCGTTGATTGAGAATGAACATCTCAAGTTCTTCCTTACCGATCTCAGCAGGTGCACTATCTTTGTCACCTGCAGGCGGATCTTGCTTCACTTCCTGCTGTTCATCTGCTGGCTGCTCATCGCCTTGCGATTCTTCGGAAGAGAAGTCCATTTCCTTCGATCCGGGGCGATCATCCACCCCTTTCATCCAATCAGGGATATCGTCGTTATCGTTATCACCGTATGGATCATTTGGATCGGTACCAGGATCGGTACCAGGATCTTCACCATCTGTCGGTGAAACAGTTGGTTGTTCGTTCTCATTCTCCGATTCTTGGCCGTCTCCGGTCGGCTCCTGCGGCTGAATCGGTTCTCCATCTGAACCAAACAACTGAGCTTGGTTATCGTCCTGCTCGGGTTCATCTCCTGGCTTTTCAATCTTAGTAACCACACCAGATTGATCAGTGGTTACGCGATGGCCATTCCATTTGCGGTACATATCATCACGTTCTTCGTCATCGAAATCAAATGCGGCTTGCGGATCTCCCAGATGGACCATAACGTCTTGCCCTTGGCTGTTGCTCAAGAATTCCAGGAATGGAACAGCCGATTTCAATGGGATAAGCAATTTCACCTCAACTTCAGAACCAATTTTGATACCCTTTGCTACCTCTGCTGTAAATTTCGCGAATTCAATTGTCATGATTATGCAACTCCTTTGATATATTTTTGGTCATATGCCCAACAAAGGGCTAAAGCATCGGACTGATCGTACAAGCGTTCTTTCAAGTCACCAGCTTTGTATTTTCCTTTACGGTCGTCTCTCTTGTAGTACACAGGAATTGCGATCTTATCTAAATCAAGGTCGAATAGCATTTGCATCTCAACCGCAACCGTTTCTTTATCTGCATTTCCTTTGCCTGTGAACATCTTCAGTTCCGAAGGACGTATCTCAGCAATTCGAACGCGATTGTGGAGTGCAGCCAATGTAACCATGGAATACGCACCAACCAAAGCGATTACGCTATTCGCATTTTTGAAATGTACGGGTCGTTCCAAAATGACGACATCAGGTTTGTGAGATCGAATCATGTCGTAGTTGTCCTGATAAATGGCGTTCAAGACCTTGGGCATCGGTATTTTGGAATAGTCCTTTAAACCGAAATCGATTGGTTTGCCCTTCGTCATAGTTGCCCACCCCGCATAATTGGTCCCGTGATCAATGCCCATAATCTTCATCGTATGGCACGATTCCTTTCCTTACGCCGCTGCCTTGCAGGCAACATGTCCCGCTTAATGACAAACACCTCGGCCAGCTTACGACCATCGTCCCCGCGAACAACGTAACTCAAATGTGTCTGATGGTGCGGATCAATCAGCTTTCGCATGCTGCACCTCCAGTTCCGACAATTGCATCAAACTCAGCGATCCCTTCGTGGAGCTCAGTTTGATCAATCCCCGCAAATTCCGCCTGCAGCTCGTCCCTGTCAGGAACTTGTCCCGTGTTCATGAATCGATGTCTCATGTACTCTGACACGGACCATCTGGTATAAGGACTGCCCATCAAGTACGCACCTTGTACGGCCGCAACATGCCATCGATCTTGTCCAACAACCAGCGTTTCCCCGAATGCTTGTTCAGCAGTACAACACCTTCAGACGTTTCCCTTTCAGACAACCAGTTTTCCAACGTTACGCCTGGTCTGGCCTTGAGCAGATCGATCTTTTGTTTCTTGGTAAGCCGTTTACCCTGTTTCATGTCCGTTCCTCCTTACGCCCATTGGCGTTGTTCAATGTTTTGGGGCTGTTGTGGGGGTTTTGGTCCGAATGAATCGTTATGAGTGCGTTGGTAATTGACGAATTTATTGAACTGTTTCAGGAAGACAAGTTCGACGGTACCCACGGGACCATTACGTTGTTTACCGATGATGATCTCGATGATGTTCTTCTTCTCTGACTCCTGGTTGTAGTAGTCGTCCCGGTACAAGAACGATACGATGTCGGCATCTTGCTCAATCGAACCAGATTCACGAAGATCACTCATCATTGGCCGTTTGTCCTGGCGTTGTTCGACTGCACGGCTGAGCTGGGATAAAGCAACAATGGGAGCATCCATTTCTTTGGCTAATTGTTTCAATGTCCGAGAAATAAGGGAAACTTCCTGCTGCCGGTTCTCGCCAGCTTTAGAACGTCCGGTCACCTCAATCAGCTGCAGGTAATCGATGACGATCAGCCCAAGGCCCTTTTCCTTTTTGAGCCTGCGGCATTTGGAACAAATGTCTTGAACCGTTATGCCTGGCGAATCATCAATGAAAATATTAGTTGCGCCCAATGTGCCAACCGCATCTGCGAGGGTTGTCCAGTCTTGATCCATCAAATCCCCGCTCTTCATCACACTGGCATTCAAGTTGCCTTCTGCACTGACCATCCGCTGCACTAACTGACCCGCTGACATCTCCAAACTGAAAATCGCTACAGTCTCATCCGTCTTAATCGCCACGTTCTGTGCAAGGTTGAGCGCAAAAGCAGTCTTCCCGACCGAAGGACGCGCTGCAACGATAATGAGATCCGTCTTTTGTAAACCGCCTGTGATGCCGTCAAGATCAGCGAAACCTGTCTGTAAGCCCGTGACAATGCCATTTTTCAAGTTGGTTGCCTTCGTTTCTGTCGTTTCAACGAAATCCACCAACACTGTTTGAATCGGCTTAAAGTCTTGTTCAGGCGCCGCTCTGTCTGCTAATTTCGCATTAGTTTGATGGGCACTAGCCAAAAGTTTTGGAACCTCAGTGCCTGCCGCAGCTTGTTGAATCTGCAGCAGGCTCGTCCGGATGAAATCCCGACGAATCGCCGTGTCTTTTAATTGATGGATGTATTGGTTGTAATGTTCCACATTGGAAGCTTTCGGAACTGAACTTGCCAGCTCGGAAAGATAAGTTACACCGCCAATATCATCTAGATCACCCTTATCTTTGAGTCTCCCGACCACTGTTACCAAATCAACAGGTTCCTGATTCTCTGCCAGTTCCACGAGTGATTGGAAAATCAAGCGATGCTTTGCGCTGAAGAACTCATCTGAATCAAGTTTAGTGGCGATTTCTTCAGCCATTTCAACATCAATGAGTGCCGCACCCAATATAGCTTGTTCGGTCCCAATGTTTTGTGGCAGATCAATCCCTGGTAGTACGAAGTTTTGCAAGTAAACCATCCTTCCATCCTGCGGGGGGCAGTGTTGCCTTTGCCCGGTTAGCTTCTCGTTGATCCAAGTACGCTCTGGTTGCTTCCAGCTCACGTTCTCTCGTAGCCTGATCAACAGCAAAACCTCGTATCTCAGAGATCTTGGGGTAAAAACTGTTTGTCTCGATGTGCCGTTCAACGTTTTGTACAGCCGTTTCAAAAGGGAAATCTTTCAGCGCCTTGAGATGGCGATCCACGTTCTCGTCACTGTCATCAAAATTCGGATATTCATCGGTTATCAAAACGAATAACCTAAGGACATCAGCTCTTTCCACGGGCTTCCTCCTCTCTCAGTCTCTGCTTTAGATTCTCTCTCTTTTGCTGTTGACGGTTTAACCTGCGCGGCTGAGTGGCCGCTGCCGCTTGTGTGTTTGGAACTAAAACAGGTTTAAATGGCTGTTGGTCCTTTGCTTGATGAATTTTCCAAGCTTGTTCAATGCCCTCGACGTAATACAAAAAGCTCTTAGGCATTGTAAAACTTTCTCCCTCACGTTGACGTTTTGCCTGAAGCAGGCTTGCCATAGTTTGGATGGTAAAAGGGTTAGGCGTACCTCCGGCGACCATCTTACCCATGGCTACACGTTCGTTTTGAGAAACATGAATATCAAGTTTGTTGTTCATCTTGCAATAAGCATCCAATATTTCAATCACTCCACCGTCTCCGGATGGAACAGGATTTAATATGTCATCCCATGAATCTTCACTAGTAGTAGTTGTAGTAGTAATAGTAATAGTAGTACTATCTTTTAGATCGGACAGTTTTGTCTGATCACTACCCAAATTTGCCGTGTGATCGGACATTTCTGTCTTATCACTAGGCGACTGATCAGACAATATTGTCCGATCACCGTGATTGTGATCGGACATATTTGTCTTATCACTGACTTCATGATCGGACACTTTTGTCCGTTCACTTTCGACTGATCGGACATTTCTGTCTGATCTCTTTTTGGAATTTCGAACCTTCAGGATCAATCCTCTTGGTGCCCTGGTCACATTGATGTACTGATGTTGTTCAAGTGCATCCAGCCATCTACTGACGGTTTTGTCATTGACTTCGAAATACCCGGCTATCTCAGACAGCTTCATTGGCTTACCGCCGAGGACAACGCCCCAGACAGTTTCCTCTTCCTCAATCTCCTTCGTAGTTGAACTGATGCACCAGAGGAAAAGCCATATCGCGTTGCCTATTCGTTTGTAGTGTTCTGGCTCCAAGATGCCGGAGTAGATCGGAAACGGGTAACTGCCTTCTGGCATGCCGTTCATCCCCTCGTTAGTGCTATGATCTAATTATTGAATTGATTTCGGCACCGAGTTTACATTCAACTCCATGTGTGGTGAGCATCCCAACTTCAACCCCCGTACTCAACTCAGAGACAACAATGTTAAGGAAATCAGGCATCTTATCACGTTCACCAACCACAGCCATTTGAGCACCAAGGGCATATGCTGCAGCCCTAAAATAATCAACTGTTGCACCTGGCCCTGCAGTAGTCGCTTCATCAAGCAACTTTTCCATGCCTTCAAATACATTCAAGCTTAACTGTTGTTGATTGCTCACTTTGGTTGCCCCTTCCCCAATCCCTTACGAATCTGATCTTGAACAGTAGCCCAAGCATTTTCATAGACAGCTTCTGGATTATCTCCCGGCTGAAGTTCCATGTTTATACTTGCATCCACCTTGAGGCTTTGGAAATTCCCCAAATTTTTTGTGAATGAGATCCCTACGGATATTTGCTTAACGCTTGCCATACTCATTGCCCCTTTCTGTGTTGCAAGAATACGTGCGGATATTTGACCCGCTTGACCTCCCAATCCGGGTAACCACGTTCAAAGTAAGCTAATGTTTCCCGTTGAAACGCTGCTTTGTCTGTATCAAACAGTTGCCAGATCCGCTGACCCATCATGCTCTTCAGGAGCGGCTTGCCTGACAAATCATTCATATCGATCACCTACCCGCTACATATACCAACTTGCCTGTCAGTGCTGCTATCTCTCGTTTGAAAAGCGCTTCGTCGCTGTTGTTGTCTGACAAGTGAAGCAAATGAATCTCTTGCACACGACGCATGTCATTCGCTCTAATGAATTCCTTCACGTTCTCGAGCGAGAAGTGAGAGCGGAGCAAACGATTTTTGAGAACCGCCGGCACACGGCCAGCGGCAATATTTTGATTAAGTATATTGATTGAATAATTGCATTCCACCATGATGTGGGTTAGACCCGTGAACCGATGCTTGATGTAATACGTGTCTGTTGCAAACAGAAGCTTGCCCCCCGCCGTATTAGCCAAGAGGAACCCCAAGGGCTCCGCTGCGTCATGCTGAACATCAAAGGGTAGAATTGACCAGGTACCAATGGTGAACGGCTCAAGTGCCGATACACGCCGCACACGGTGACTGTCGAGACGCAAAGCATCTGCGGTACCGGAACTGGTGTATATGTCCACGCCTGCCTTGATCAGATCCTTGATAGCGATGCTATGGTCGCCATGATCATGACTCACAAGGCATCCGGCCAGCTCCGACACACGGAAGGCAAGACCACGCTGAATGTCCTTATAGCGCAGCCCTGCATCCAGAAGCAGTGGCGTGTGGCCATCCGTGATTCGGTAGGCATTACCCGCGCTACTGGAGCCAAGGGAAGTAATCTCTATCATCAGAATCCCGGTCCGGTTCCACCGGAAGTATCTTCATCACCGAAAGTCATTTCACGTTGTTCATCACCCGAAGGTTGATCATCGTTAGGAACATCGTCCAGGTGTGGCGGGGTAACATCAATTACGTCACGATTCGCATTCGCTCTTATCTCTTCTGAAACCTCAGCATCTGACAAGTCGCTCTCTATCTGTTTCAGGCGCAGATAATCGTCATCGATCTTCTGACTGTCTATGGTGATATCGTTATGAGCAGCGCGATATACGGTTTTCCAAGCCATTTTGTCATGCCAGCCTTCCACCGTTTCCGTACCTACCTTTTTACCTTTCTCCCATTTGTCTTTCTCGCCTCCCCAGAACTCGGCACTAGCTTTTTCTGGTTTTCTCTTCTCAATCTCCTTGAGCGTCATCATGACCAACTTGTTTTTCTCAGGAGTTTTTATGAATGAGTGAAAATAAAATCCCCCAAGAATAGTGCCACGATCAAATGGATTTTTAATTTCAAACTCGTAACTTTCATGCGGGTGATTTGCATCTTTCTTAATAGGTGAAAAGTAATCATTGGAGTAAACCAGTTCAACAGTTACATGGTCCGGAACGTCTAGACCGTATTTCACTGATTTAAGTTCAAGGCCCCGGTACCCTTCGATGAAGCCGATATCGTATTTACCTGTATTGTTGTTTTTAAAAGGAATCAGGCTGATATGGTTCGGCTGCGCTGGATCAAAACCAATACGAGCATAAGCAACTACATCACGTGACAACTTATCCATGTTCACGTTCGCCCAAGTCATAGGAACAGGATCACGATACTGGTCAGATTTTTTCAGGCGCTTTTCTTCTGCAGTCTTCAAGACTCCATCCAAAGCAATGAAGTAATTCTGAGCAAGACGCTTCTGGAAGTTGGTAAGTGCAACTTCGCCAACGCTTGAACCAAACTCGGAAATGACTTTCGTCATGAACCGTTCTGATTGTGTAGGTTCCGTTTTAGCAATGGCTTGTTCCCCTGCTTGGGGAGCTTGTTGTTTTTCTGTACTCAATTAAATCGCCTCCTGGATGTCGTTATGCTCCAAACGGAGCTTCTTGTTTCTATCTCTCCAAGCAGCTTCAGCATCTTCATAACTGCCATGTAGCTTAGCCAGCTCTTTTTGTGTCTCTTTTGGCAAACTACGGAACGTTGGTGGAACAACCAAACGAATCATTTGGGCATCCGTTTCAATCAGTTGCGTTACTGCCTCAGCGTTATCCACGAAGATCGGGGCCGTGAAACCGTAATGCTGTCCAAGCGTGTTGATGATGTCCAAGCCGACATTGATCCGTGCAGCGTTATTCAAACCGCCCTCATACGGAACGCCGTTATAAAGCGTCTTGCAAACGTCCTTCAGGCCGCCGTTGATCTGTTCTTCAAAGAGTCTGAACCGGGCATATTTGAATTTGCTGTTGATCTTGGATTCAAGGATGCTGACTTTCGTCCGGGTAAATTCTTCCGTAAGGAACAGCTCGTGTTCCAGCTTTTCAAACTCCGCTGCAAGCTTACGTTCTTGTTCAGCCAGTTCAGCAATTCGTTGTTCTGTAGCCGCTACTGTCGCCAGCTTCGCTTTGTCCGCTTCCAAGTCGTCCACCTGACCGCGAAGGATTCGGATTTCAGCTTGTGCTTTGCCCATAGCATCAGCAGCAGAAGAACGCAGCTGCTCAATTTCAGCACGAACTTTTTCAGCTTCCCGCTCTATGGATTGATATTTGGTATTGTCAGCCGGATCAGCAATGTTGATTTGCAAGCTTTGCAGGGTTGCTTCAGCTGCCGTGATTTCTGCGGCCTTCGATGCAATTTCCTCCTGCAGATTGGTCAACACGCCTTCAAGTGTTTTCAATGTCTTTTCCAGTTCATTTTTCTCTGCTGCAGCCAGTTTGCCATCAGCACTAATTGCTTCAAGGCGTTTGGACTTGTCCAGATTAAATGCTTCCAGTGCTTTGTCCTTTGCCGACTGTACTTGATCATCCGGAAGTGCTTGTCCGCATGTAGGGCAGTTTGCATCATGTTCGTGTTCATGCACCGGATACTGGAGACTGTCAAGTGACGTCCATTCTGCCCGCAGCCTTGTAATCTGGCTATCAGCACGAGTGATCTGTCCTTTATAGCGCTCTGCCTCGCGTTGTCCCGCGTTCAACCGGGATTGTAGCTCACTAGATTCGCCTTTTAGTTGCATGACCCATCCACGTTGGCCAGCAACTGCCTGCAAGCCATCTGCCTGAATCACTTGCTTAATTTCAGTCAACTCCGCGTTGATCTCACGCAAGCGGATCTCCTTGGCCGACAACTCCCCACCGGATTGAATCCGTTGAAGTTCGGCTGTCTTGGTATCCACTCTGCCGCGCATCGTTTCGATGTCCTCCTGAAGCAGTTCAGCGTCCAGATCGGATACATCAGGCATGCTCCGGCGAGCTTCATCGATGCGAACCGGGATCTTCTCCAGTTCCTTATTGATCTCTGATCGACGAGCTGCGATTACCTTGCGGTGATCCTCTAGGCTTCGACCTCCCAGGATGTCTGCCAGCGGTGCCAATTGCTTGTTGCCTGCAATGATTTCGGCATCTGTCATTCCGCCACACACATCCAGGAGCACTTTACGGCGGGCATCCGGTTTAAGAATCTCGTTAAAGTAAGAAGGACTTGTCAGCAGTTTGAAAATGTCCTCACTGATCAGCCCATCGACTTCGGCTTTGTACTGCCCTTGCTTAACTGGTACGCCATCGATGTAATAATCTGTCGAGTGTCCGTTAAACTCCCCCGTTGCTTGCCCACGCTTACGCGTCCATTTCTCGGCGAACACTTTTTTGAAGGAACGACGGCGACGATCAACCATCAGGACTGCTTCAACCTCATGTTGTAGGCCGTGTTCAGCAACTTTCCCGGCTTCATCCAGACCTTTGATTTCAAAGTCCGTCCGATTTTGGCTGTCTTTACCGAACAGCGTCCATACAAACCCATCAAACAACGTTGTCTTACCAGTGGCGTTGTCGCCGTAAGCAGAAACACTGCGACCGTCGGCTTCCAATACAAAATCCCGTAACCCTTTAAAATTGCGAAGAGTCAGGGAAGTCAAAGTAATTTGTCTCATGCGCTCTTCTCCTTTGATTTGAAGTGCTGGCTGATTGCATCCGCTACAGCCGCAAGTTGATCGTCATCGGCCATCAGTTCAACAGAACCGAATGAGCCCTTAACGGTAAGAATTGCAGGCGTGTAATGCATCGCTGGTTTAACAGCAGCATCAATGGATTGAGCGGTTAAATTGACAGTAAAAGCAGTGGTTGGCATAATGTCCTCCTTGTTTGACACGGTCACCCATGGTAAGATGGCCGTGTATCCATATTTAGTTTTGAAAGATCAGGATGACCGCCTTAGCCCGCGGTCATTTTTTGTTTTCTGGAACAGGTCCGTCTTCTGCGATTGTCTTCCAATCGACGATAACTGGAGCATTCTCAACGCTTGTGATCAGTTGGCCGTTCTCGTCCAGAACATAAAACTCAGAATGAACGCGATCGGGAAATTCTTCTCCCACTTGCTTGATTTCAATGACCTCGCGGCCTTCAATTTCGGTACCAACTTCAAAAACACGAGTGGGATTGCTGACTACTGTCAGCCGATGAATGATTTGCACGGGTTATCCTCCCTTCTTATGTATTGATGCGTCAGCCGCATCTCACCGCCAACGGAACGGGAGTTGGTTATGAAACCCGTCCCGCAAGCAGTGAGACAAGGCCGACAATGGCCTGTCCATAACTTGTATCGTTAAATCTTCTCAATCTCCGCCACAGCCTGCGCCATGTATTCTGGCGGCAACTTACGCAAGGTTTCAGCAGCGTTGTGCCAGCGATTGAAAATATCGTCCCTCGCCTGCCAAAGTGCTTCAAACTCTGGTTCCAATGGTGAGCCTTCATAAGATGAAACAGCAGCTGTGTTCTCTCTGAAGGCTTTAGCGGATTCAACGTAATTAACAATGATTTGGATGTACAATATATCTTTCATACCGATTCCCCCTTGCGCTTTGACTCGGGAGACGATAAAATGAGCAGCAGAAGAGACTTTAACCATGTTCTCTTACCGAGTGTCCGCCGTGCCAGGCGGGCATTTTCTATTTCCCCACAAGTTAATTCATGAATTTCTTTATCCAAAAACCAATTCCATTGCCCATCCTCTGCTTGAGTCACTGACAATCGTTCCTTCATAGATGTGAGTTCATCAATGCGTTGCTGTACGATGTTTTCCATTACTGTTCCTCATTTCATGTATTTTTTGGCCTTCAGGTCGGCCCTGTGCTCTTTCCAAGTCGCAAGCCAACTGAAGGAATATTCCTTGCACAATATCGCTGCGAAGTGCGTCAATGCAGTTATGGCTTCAACCGTCTCCATCAACAACCGCTTCATTACTTGACGTTCGGATTCAGTAAGCTGATCGGCTGTTTTGCTGATTGGTGCTTCTGAACTCAACGCTAGGACTTCCTTCATTTCCTCGACCGTTTTAAACAAAACTGATGCCCTATGTAGATCCACATTGTCCAGCCAGGGAGCAAATGCACCGCCTGTGACTTCCCCAGCTGCAGCAATGTATAACTGGCCATCATCGTAATGTTCAGCCGCATTCCGCATAAGCTCTTTCGATGGATTGCGTGTGCCTTTAAGCACTTTACCTATCTGAGATCCATCCATGTGCACTGCTTGCCCAGCCTTTGCCAGAGTGTCACCAGTACGTTTCATAACTTCATCTAACGCTTGCGGAAAATGTCCAATTGCCATAATTTATTTGGTCTCCTTTGTCCGTTTTAGTCTGATGAACTTGGACAGAGGACTGATGTAATATTGTGTTGTAAGGTCTTCCCCTGATCCCTTCATCGTCCGCCGGCTGCCGGTACAGCTCCGGCGGATTTTCTTATTCTCTTGAGCTCAGCCTCGCAGTCACATTTCAATGACTGAAGCTCTCGCTTAGGAATAAGATGTGGATTTTTGCACTGGCGTTCGAGTGACAACGTGTAATCGATGGCTTGATCCATTGTCATCTTGCCGGTGTTGACCCTTGTCACTACTCCAGCGATGAAACATGCTCTGGATGTTGACTTGATCCAATGGAACCTCATCGTCGCTCACCTCTTAACTGTTTTCTTCGAGTTGAGTTTTTCTTTATTAGCCTTAATTTCGCGGCAAGCTCTTTCGAGTAGTTCGCGATCAAATACACCAGTATCAATAACGACCTTGTTTGTGATAGGCTGCGTTTTGGTTTTCATCAGATAATTCCTTTCTGATTAGCCACTGCAGCTGTCTCATGATCTAAATATCCAGCGGTTCTCATCATTTCCTCATATGTTCTGTTTAGAGGAGTCGCTAACTTCTTCAAAGTTGCTGGGGTAGGAAATTGGTCTCCATTTTCAATCCTTGCAATTGTCGCATTGCTGACACCGGAAGCAACAGATAGTGAGCGTTGACTATCGTAGCCAGCCTTTTCACGAAGGGATCGTAATCGTTCGCCAAAATTCATTTATTAGCACCTCTCTTCTGTTTCGTACTCTACACAAATTATAATAACACGCGTCGTGTACTACACGCAACACTAAATTTGTATTGCTATACACACTAATTTTGTTTCGCATACGCCACACTTTGATAAAATAGAAGTAAGGGGGAGTTGATCGAATGGATTTACAAGAATTCGGATTATATTTTGCTGAGTTAAGAGAAAAAAGTGGGTTTAGTAGCCAAAGGCAACTAGCTCAAAAAAGTGGAATAAGTAATGGAACTATAGCAAGGATTGAATCTGGGGTTCAGAAAGCGACACCTGAAACTTTAATAAGCCTTGCTAGACATTTGGAGGGGAATCCTTACTTAGACTTTCTCTCTAAGCTTGGATATGTAACAGTATCCGATATATCAAGTCATAATGAATTACTTAAAATAGAAAAGTACAAAAGTTTATTTTCATCTTTGTATATAGCTTATCAGTTCTTAAAGAGTGAAGGGGTAGCAAAGGATTTCATAGATGAAATGAACTCTGCAGTTTCAAAAGAAGCAAAGAAACATAATATTGAGTTTGATATAGCAGCGTTTGAAAAAGATCCAGAAAAAACTATTACCGAAATTTTAAGACAAACTAAAATGGAGTATTTAGATTTAATTAATGTCACTTCAATTAATGAGATACGAGGATATAAGGACATAGATAAAATAATCTCTGAAAATGTAGATTTCGATAAAAGGTTAGATCTGTTGAAGGAAGAGAGACAGAAGCTTAATGAAGAAATCGAAAAAGATTTTCTCGATAATTATAGGAAAGTTTTTTATGATAGCAGTTTCTCTACTGAAGAGAATGGTTTGGTGAATGACTTAATTAGAAAAGCCGTAATCTCTAAAAGAACAGGTAAACCTCTCTCAACAATAGGACTTGGTTTATATGAAAAGAACAGAGAAAAAAAACTCGAACCTGCAAATGAAGGTGCTGAGTTTTTTGATGGTGATATCGCAAAAAAAATCGAGTTTTTTGAGCACTTGGAAAATGATTTGAAATTAGACCTCACTGACCCTGAGGTTCAAAAAAAACTCAAGAGAGCCGCCAAAATTATCTTCTCCGAGGAAGACTGACTCAAGATCAGACGCTAATTGCTTCATTTCTAGCTCATCTATATGTAGATCTCTCAATTCACAAATTATCTTTTCTAATTTAGTATTTACCATGCTGTCACTTCCGTTCCTATTTCTTGGCTGAATGAGAACACTTGTGCTCATTCAATTATACATGTGCTCATTAAATTGGTAAACCACAACAACCGTTTTTTTGATAATTTTAAATTAAGGAGCAGCGCGATGCGGTATGAACCGGATCGTTGCCAACTCAAGCTTCTATACAAACAGACAGGCATATCCCAACGGATGGTTCACATAATTACTGGTATCCCTGAAAGCCAGTTAAGTGATTACGCGAACAATCGAACAGTAATGGGATACGGCACTGCTGTTACTATCGCCAAAGCATTGAAACTTGATAATAATGAAGAAATCTATACTTGGCGAATTATAGAAGAATCTTGAATTGGCATCAGGAGGTCACCCTCCCGATCCCGTTCAAAACTTCAAGAAATCTTGAAGTAGTAGTGAACCCTATCTGCTAACCTTTGAAATAGATCACTCCTAGCCTGTAGCATCTTGCGTAACGATTTCATAGTTAAACCTTACCATTATCCGACATTATTGTTTGTCGAATTTTGGGGTAAAAAATAGGGGCTTAAACCCGGTTTAAGGGGTATTGACAACCCTACAATTTTGACCTTACACGTACAAAAGTACCATCATCGAAGTAAATATTGCTCCCGCTGTCAGTTGTTTCAGTCTTAGCGATCCTATTTTCGTTAATAATTGTCGAACTGTCGTAAGGCTTAAAACCATAATTTGCGTATGCCTTTGAAACATCCTTGAGAGTCCGCAGACTTAGGTATGACCCGCCTTCTGTATGATACGCAGGGCATTTTTCTTTACTTTTTGTTGGCTGCCATAGGTCGATGTAGTTCACATCACCAAGAGATAATTCGACAAAATCCGATTCCATGCCTGTACGATCGTGAATTTTCACGCCTATTATAATCATGATGTCTACTCCTGAGGTTTTAGATTCATAATATGTCAGTTGTACATGATTGAGCATCGCACAAATATTTCCTGTTCTAATTACCATCACTTCATTCTTTTTCTGTATGAATGGTGTTTATATATACATACATCAATGTACGAGTAAATTCCCCAGCCGATGGGACAAAGAAAAGAGAAGGTATAAGAAGATGAAAAAATTAGCTTTATTCACAATGGTTTTTGCACTTGTAGCAGTACTATCAGCTTGCGGAGACACTAAAGATAGCGCATCTCAAGCTAGTCAAACAGACGCGAAGCAACAAGAAGTTGAAGCTGAAAACCAAAAATTGAAAGAAGAAGCAGAAGCCTTGAAAAAGGAACTTGCTGAAAAAGAAGCTGCTGAAGAAAGTAAAGCAGAAGTTGAAACTGTTGCTGCTGAAGCAAATACAGAACCTCAAGAACAACAGAGCGCTGTAACAGCAGAAATGATGAGTGTAGTTGTTCCGAACCTTGTAGAAGGTGGATCTGTAGATCAAAAAACATACGATTACCTTGTAGAGCACGCTGATCTCTTTCCAGCTACATCAGCAGAAACAAAAAAAGCAGCAACAAAAGAGGTAGACAGTAAAATCACATCAAGACATCTATTTAAAAATATCACTCCTTATATTGATAAGATGGTAAAAGTATCGGGTTCTGTCGTCCAAGTACAAGAGGAAGAAACTGATTTTGGTACTGTAGCGTCTATACATATTGTGGACGAAAACGGTAATTCATTAATAGGTTATTACAACAACTCCACAGGTGATATCCTTGATGGGGATGATGTAACTATGCGTGGTGTTCCTACAGCAGTATACTCTTTTGATAATATTAGTGGCGGAACTACCAATTCTATTCTCTTGGCAGTGTCTACAGTCCAAAAAGTTCAATAGTATGAAAACGTCAGATAAGCCCTTCGGGGCTTTTCTTCAACCTCATGATCCGAACATACATTCTTAAAAGGAGCGATTTAGATGAAGGCAGCCTTATACATTCGTGTCAGTACAGATAGGCAGAACGAAGAAGGATTCTCTATGGAAGCCCAGCACGATGTTCTTATGGAGCTGTTGGAGAAGAAAGGTATGGAGCTGTACCGCGTTTATTCAGATCCAGGCATTAGTGGACGCACCATTAAAAAACGACCAGGTATACAACGACTTATTGCCGATATGAAAGCTGGCAAGTTCGATGCCGTTCTAGTTCACAAGCTGGATCGTTTGAGTCGCAACTTGGGTGATCTGTATGAATTCATTGCCTTAATCAACAAGTTGAACAAACGGTTCGTTGTAGCGTCTCTGGGAAGTGAGGAAATTGATACACAATCCCCAATGGGTAAAGCATTCCTTTATTTCAATGGTATCTTTGCCGAAATCTATTCGGATAACCTTCGTGAAGAAACTCTAAAAGGACTTACCAAGAAGATGGAAAACGGTGGGCTGCATATGTCAAAGGCTCCACTTGGATATGATATTGAAGTCATCGATGGGGAACGTAAGCTCATCATCAATGAATATGAGGCGAAATTAATCAAAGAGGTGTGTAGGCTATATCTTGCTGGCAAAGGGGTTGTGTCCATAGCAAAGCATATGAATGGTCATAGTCGTGGTAAGGAAGGAGGAGTATGGGACAGCAAGTACGTGAGGATCGTTCTGCAAAATCATACGTACACTGGACATAATCACTTTAAACCTGTGCTATGGGAAGAAAGCAAACGAATTATTAAACCTGGAGAACATGAAGCAATTATATCTATGGAAGATTTCCTGAAGGTTCGTAAGATGATGGCGAGACGTGGAGAAGGTCACATGGCAAGACATAGTTATGAATATCCATACGGCGGGATTGTTAAATGTGGTTTGTGTGGAGCAACTTACATCGGTAATGCGTCGAAACAGAAGCTGGCAGATGGAACAGAACGTGTGTATAGAAGCTACCGCTGTCGAAATCAATATTCTAATAAAACTTGCGATGCTCCTGGGATTTCGGAACTTCATTTGCAGCAGCTCATCTTTGAGAAACTACAGATCACAAACAAAAAGCTTCAGGACAAAAAAACGAGTGCTCAAGCTAAGAGCGATCAGCGTTTACTACAGAAAGAGATCGAAGTATCTAATCGCCGCCGGAAGAACTGGATGCTTGCTTTAGGTGATGGGAAGCTGTCGCCTGACGATTATGCAAACCTGATCGATGAAGAAGAAGACAGAATGAAGACCATCACTGCTCAATATGAAGAGAAAGAAGATTATTATATCAATGAGCTGTCTACAGAAGAAATTAAAGACATGATGGCCAACTTAAAAGATAACTGGGTTCTGATTGAAGCTGAAACACAGAAGCTGCTAGTGCAATCGATGTTCCGTCAGGTTGTAATAAAAAAAGAATCAGACAAGTGGGGCATCCTTCAGATGCGTACCGTCTGATTCCTTTTTTTCTTGGAGATTTTCTCTAAACGCCTTCAACATAGTACTTACTCATTAAGTACCATCTTGGAGGCGAGGGGAGTCGAACCCCTGTCCGAAGATAACGACACATAAGCTTCTACGGGTGTAGTCACAGTTTTGATGTCACCCGAGTATCGCCCCGTAACCGGCTATACGTTGGGTCAGCCTGATTGTCTTCTTCAGCACACCCCAGGCGGAGATGTGACAGCGTATCCCACTACTTGTTAGCCCCTAATCCTGTCACATGGGCGATGCAGGTTAGAAGCACGCACACAGTTTCTTAGGCTGCGAAAGCGTAGTTTGTTTGTTGTTTGCCGTTTAATAGGCTTTAGCGTTGATGAAGTGGACGCGTCCCCACTACCCGCTACCCATGCTCGAACTATCCCCGTCGAATCCATAAACGCCCCCTCATATTGAAGGGCTCCAGGATTAATCCGTGAATACGGAGCAAAGATGCTGCACAT